CCACTGCAACAGCGCTTCATCCCCCTAGGTAGTTTTGGGGGTTGCGAAGATTTTCATTTATTGCGTTTGACCTGCGTAAATAATCCGCTGGGCATGTTCGATCCAGCGTTCACCTGATTGCATGGGGTAGGTCTTGTAGTAGCCGATGAATTCGCCGCGTGCGATCTTCATGAGCATGTCACGCCCGACTTGTGACACAACATATGGGGTTTCGATTTCCAGCCATTCCACGATTTCTTCGGCGGTCGGGGTTTTGTGCTGGTCAGCAGGCATGTCACACCTCGATTACTTGGGGGATTCCGCGCCACCGCATGCACTGGCAACGCTCTCCGCTGTTCTTGTGTCTGAAATGGCACCGCCACCCAACCCCTTTGTCGGGTGAGTGGCAGCTTCGTCCGTGTCCGCAGTTCTCGCAGAGGGGCCATTTGAGCCTACTGCCGTCTGGGATCTCTATTCGTTTGTTGCCGACGCGGATGGTGATCATAGGTGGCCTGGGTATCTTGTGGTGCCGACTAGATTGCCGTCGTCGTCATAGTGGTAGTAGGTCGTCGGGCACAAGCTGAAGTCATAGTCCCAGCGTCCGTACCAGCCGATACGACGACAGAATCCGATTGGCTGCCACTCGACTATCCCCAGCGTTCTTCGATTGTCGGACAAGCGGTGTTTGCCGTGGTAGCGTTTGCAGAGCCACATTTTTGTGTTGTCCTGTCACCAATAGTCGGGTTTGGGGATTCTTGAACGGATTCATGCGAGTGTCCCAATCAGTGCGATGGCCAGTAGTAGGACGACGAACAGTGCGAGGGTCTTGGTGGCGAACCAGACGATCTCCATGAAGCATCTCATGATCTTCTCGCGGCTCATGCGAGTTTCCCGTCCTTGTTGGTTACCGCGTCTGGCACCTCCCGCATCGTTGCCTGGTCCCATAGAACTCTGGCTTCACGGATGAGTTCGACTGTGCGGCATGGCCAGGGTTTCCCGCATTCCCGGCAGGTGAAGGGAACGGAGAACGACCTGCTGTGGATTATGCGCATTTGGTGGAGTACCGGGTTGTAGGTCATGCGTACTCGATTCCTCTTCTGGTGGCGGCGTGGAGGTGGCCCCAATGCCATCTGGTCTTGTCGTAGAGGCATCGGTAGACGCTGGCGTGGCCCGAGTGGCGGGGGTGGACTCGGCTGGCTGATAGACGCGCCTCTTTGCGGCTTTCGTAGGATCGTTTGCCGCAGTAGGGGCATGTGGTGTAGGGGATTGGTTTCATGCGATCACCAACTCGCTCACATCCTGTCCATCACTGGCCCGTGGGCGATCTCGCAGTAGACACAGGCGCAGTCTGGAGAGTGGGCAGGGTTGAGCTGTTTGTTGCACTCGTCAATAGTCTTGAGCGCAGATTCCATTGTCTTGGACAGGTTTTGATCGTTAGCCCTGGCGACCAACGCCTTCTGCTCTTGTGCCAGTTGGTATTTCGCGCGGGCCTTGTTAAAGAGGTAGGCACCCTCCCACCCGGCGAGAAAGGCCGCGAGCACCACGAAGATGGCGACGAGTTCGAACACTAGAGTGCCCTCCACTCTTTCAGCCATTCAAGCTCTTCTCCCTTGCCGAAGAACCGCCCCTCGCGGAAGATGCGTTCCTGAATCTGCTTGAGGCAGACGCCAACTTCCCGACCCTCTGCGATGCCCAGGGCCGCGATTACGTCCTCACCGGACGACTGGGGGACGTAACGATGCCACGCAGCAGAGGCCCCGCCCACGCTTTCCGCGAGCCAGTATCGCCGCGCCCCGGTTGTGTGGTAGGCCAGGTGCTCGACGGCGAGTAAGTCATCCTTGGCTTCTACTTTGAAGCGCCGAACCTTGCTGGGTGACCAGGTGTCTTGAATCTCGTGAGCGTGGAAGATTTCCAGCAGCCTGAGCAGTCGGGGGACGCGGGTGAAGGTGCGCTTGTCAACCTTGAGCCGCTTCAGCGCCTTCTCTGCCTGTCGCCATGGGGTTGTGAAAAGCCATACAGCCCAACGGATGTCGAGGTCAGCATCCACGGTGTTCAGGATTGGCGTTGCTGCCGATTCCGGCAGGAGGATCTGCGCAATCCCCGTAGATTCCAGCAGGATCGCGCCCTTGAACGGCTGGGGTGCCAGCAGCATCTTCTCCAGCTCTGCGACGATGCGCTCCGATGCGACGTTGCGAATATGCGGCGCGCAGGATTCCATGCCTTCCCACGTCTCTGTGGCCACCGAGAAATCGGGTAGCTGAGCTTGGAAACGCGCCGCGCGGATCAGGCGAAGGGGATCGTCCGTGAACGACTTGATCGGATTGATGGGGGTGCGGAGGATTCTCCGGTTGATGTCGGAGAACGCCTGGGCGCGACCCGTCCACGTCACGTGTCCATCGGGGTCGATATGCTGCGCGATGGCATTGATGGTGAAATCCCTACGCAGCAGATCGTTTTCGATATGACTGCCCCACTGGACTTTCGGGTGCCGGTCACCCTGTGTGTAGTCCTCCGCTGCACGGAAGGTGGTCACCTGCACCTCCATGTCGCCCTTCTTGGCGCACACGGTGCCGAAGCGAACACCAGGGTCCCAGAATTCTTCCCCCCACTTGCGGAGGATGTCCGACGAGACTTCCGGTGGTGCGTCGGTGGCGATGTCGATGTCCTGGGATTCCCTGCCCAGCAACATATCTCGCACGGTGCCGCCCACCAGGTAGATCTTGTGCGGCGCGAAAAGCTTTGCCAATTCACACAATTCGAAGTAGTGGTTCACTGGGGGCCTCCGACCTTGTACATAACCTCAGGGTTATAATGTTGTGACTTGTATTCGGCGATCTGCTTGTTCGCCCACCCGGCGATGGGTGCAGTGATGTTGTCGCGGAAGGTTTCCAGCCGACGTACCTTGCCGCGATACGCGTACAGCTCGCGGTAGTAGTGCCCGTCGATGACGATCAGATCCTTGGATGTCACCGACTTGGCTGTGACCATCGCGTCGTTGTCAAACCAGCGCACTCGCAGGTGGGGGTGCTTTTCGTCACCTCTTGGTTCGATGGAGATTTCGAACCTAGTACCAGGCGGGGGTGTGGGTAGCGCGTCGTACATGGCTTTCACCACGGGGACGGGGTGGTCGAACCTCTCCCCCTCGTTCACGTTGAGCGCCCTGTATTCTCTGTAGTCTCGGTACTTCACCCGCAGTGCGATGCCCACGAGGGAGATAATCGAAAAGGCGATGAGACCAACCAAGATCCAGACGAAGATCTCTTCCCCGCTCATCTAGAACCTCAATTCGTATGTGCCACGGTCGGTTTCGATTTCACACCAGTATTCGCCCAAGAGGCTGGGCTGGCGGAATTCCGCGTCAATCCCTATGTGCCGCAACTCAGCACACTTGTTCACGGACTTGTTTGCGTCGATGATTGTCAGGACGAGTGCGCCACCGGCGAACATGGTCAAGAGGCCCAGGATGAACGCCACGACCCCGATGATGTCTTTTGCGCGTTGGCTCATGATTTCTTCCCGATGAAGCAGATGCCCGGGTAGAAGTGGACAAATGCGATGTCCGTGTAAAGCGGCTGGAACCGGTCGTATCCGTGGATGTTCCAATTCACGTCGTCTGCAAGCCTTTTCAGGAAGGCCATGGTGGTCTTGGGTCGGCTGGCACCGAGACCCGACAGGTAGCAGTCCCGTTCCGGTTCCGCAGCGCTGGCCATGCCGTAGTAGTCCACGTCGTACGAGCAGTGGGTGTCTTCCACGACGTACAGCCCACCCGGCATCACCAGCGGCCACCAAATGTCGAACGACGCGATGGTCTTCTGACTGATGTGAGAGGCGTCATCAATGATCACGTCCATGTACGGGTACCACTGAACCGCTTCAGGGTCGGCCTGGTCCCACTCGCTGAAATAGAATCTAGGGTCACACGCCAGTGTGGGGTCCATGCGGCTGAAGTCGATGTCAATCCCGAAGATTTGGGCTTCGCGGTGACGGAAGTACTTGAGCCACATCTTTATTGACTCTCCCTTGTACACCCCCAGCTCCAAGAGATTCACGGGATGATCAGGTCCCGGCAGGTAGCGCTCATACCACAGCATGAAACCCTGGTGTGCGCCCTTGTCTGTGCCGCACATGTCGGCAAGTTCAGGCAGGTTCATGATCCCTCCCATGCTTGTGCTCGCGCCTTGGCCCCATCCAGGGTGAGGGTCCGGTTGTTTTTGACCATCTCCCCATTGGCGTTGAACTGCTTCACAGCCCACCATCCGTCACTGAAAGTGATTGCGTAGCTTGATGACTCGCCATCCGCAAGGTAATCGTACCTAGATTCGGGAATAAGTGCCTGCGTGGTCAAGTCACCAAGATACATCCGTCTAGCCCAAGTCAGTTTCACAGCGTCACCCTTACTGATCGCGCAATCCCCGGCGTAAAGGTGATGCGCCCCAACGCTTTCAGCTTGTCAAGGTGGTGCTTGGTGGTGGCCGGTGAGTTCAGCCCCACACCCTTGGTGATGTCCCGCACGGAAGGTGCGAAACCGTTTGAGGCCCAGTACTTCTCGATAAATACCAGGATGTCGGTGTGGCGGGCTTCCGACAACATATCCACTGAGCTTTTGGCGCTCATATGTCAACACTCCATCTCTTGGTCCGTTCGGACTCGTCGTGCTTACTGGTCGCCAGGGAGATTACCCTGTGCGCCTTGCGTAGGTGGTCGTGCAGCTCCCGGTGCTCCCGGTCGGGGATTTCGCCCTTCAACTGGTCAAGGAGCATGAGGCAGTGTTCGATCTGATGCTCAAGCCTGCGGAGACCAAACCAGGCGGAACGTCGCCGTCGCATACATCCTCCCCCCAGTAGTCGGGAACATCGGCGGGGGATTCGTCCCAGTTATGGAGGTACCGCTCACCACCGATGGTGGCTTCGCCCCAGCCGGTAGGGGTCCAGCGCGCCCCATCAACGGTGACCACCAGATCATCCTTGAGTTCGAAGAACGGATTGGAGTAGCAGCCGCGCTCCTGAATGGTGAGCTGCGTGTCGATGTGTTGATCCACCCAGTCCCAGTCAGTCATCGAGAAGTCCTAGCATGTCGAGGATTTGGGCCACTTCTTCCTTGGGGACGTTGAGCGCCACCGCATTTCGAGCTTTGCGCACCGTCTCCGTGTCAGGGGCCTGAGTCATGGGGATCTTAGTGAGAAGACGATCAGCGCTCATGCGCCCACCTTCTTGGCATACTCGGCGCAGAAGAAGTCAATGGAGGCCGCGACGAACGAATCCACTTCGTACGGCGTCCATGTGGGGTTCTGGGACTGGAGTGCCATGTAGAGGTCGAGTTCACCGAATCCGAGGTCCAGCGAGTTGCACACCCAGATGCCATAGCTCGACAAAGTCTGTTCTGCCCGTGGGTCATCCGAGATGGTGAAGCCGTAGGACTCCAGGGTGTCGAGAAAGGTTCCGTAGGCCCGCGCTTCGGGAATGGCCCAGAAGAGACCGAACATGATGGCGGATGACACAGTGAATGCGATGAGGCATTTTTTGATCATGTAGCCATCGTACATCTGTTCAGTTTTCGGCTTATCGTCGCAGGTCAGGCGGCGTGTCGCCAGGCAGGAACGGTGCCCTTGTGACCAGGTACAGCGTGGGCGATTCAGGGAAGCTCGGAGCCAGCGATGTCCAGCACTGACGGAACATTTCCATGCCATGCGGAACACCAGGGTCCTGGAGGATGATCACATGCGGATCAATGATGAGACCGCGTGCGCCACCTTGCCGAATCGACCGAGGTGAGGTGACGTACCAAAACCTCAACCTTAATTCAGCTTTAAGTTGGTCGCCGAATTGTAGTGTGGGAGAAAGGATTAGGCCTGGGCAACTCATTTTACACGGTGTCCTGGTTGTATGATAGACTGTAGTTGTAACTTGTATCTGGCATTCAGCTCACCATGCCAGACCGACTGAGATCCATTGCCAGAAGCTCGATTTCAGCAATCTTCAGATCTTGCCAGTCATAGAAGGCTCCGACCGATCGGTAGAGCCTCATCCACTTGACTCGGTAGTACGCTTCTCGCCTCCGTTGCTCGTGGCTCACAGCCACGGCTCCATCCGCTCAGCCTTCGCCTTCGCGGCTTCCACCGTTTCATAAGGCCCGCCAACGATTTTCAGCGGAGCGTCGCCCACCTTGCGCGCGACCATCCAGTGCGGCTTGTCACCCAGCGGACGCTTCCCCCTCCCCAGCTCTTTCACCGTAAGCTGGTGCAGCACATACGAGGCGTGCTCGCCGACGCCAAGGTGATTGCCGGTGTGAAGGTCGAACCTCCAGCGAATCTTGGTAGGGGTCATAGCAAATCCTTCACCCATCCCTTGGCTTCCAGGTAGGTCTCCAAATGCGCGAGCAGACCGTAAGCGCGGTGAACAACCCCCCGCTTCCATCCCGCTGCGGTGGCGGCGTAGGAATCCTGACGGTACTCCGAGACGAAAAGCGTGTTTGCCGACCCGTGGTGGATGATGGCGATCAACGTCCTGTCAGGCTGTACGGAGATTTCCCATCGATACCCCTCAGGGAGCTTGGGAAGCTCTGTTGGTACCCATGATCCGTTCATCGCAGCCCCACCATCGACTGGTACTCGGCAAGCCGCTGAGAACGGCTCTGGGTGACCGGCTGAGACGCGATTGGGTTCCGAATGACCGTTTCACCCCGCGAAAGTTTCCGTGGAGGCTCAGCGACCGGCACAGAAGGCGATACGGTCTCCAGCTCCACTTGATTGCGTTGAAGATCCACCAGGTTCTCGTCCACGACGGGAGCGTTCTTCAGCTCTTCTTCGATCCACTCGAATGCCTCGTCCAGGCTGTCGAAGTAGACATCCTCAGGGGCCTCGTACTGCGTCCACGACAGCGGGGGAACGGGGTACCAGACCTTGATGATCGGGTCCCAGTCCAGTTGCCAGTGGTTGACAGGATCGCTTGTAGCCATCAGATACCTTCCTTGTTGAGCTGATTGACAACGAGCGGTCGCTGGAGTGTCATCGGATCTCCTTGGTGAGTTGGTCTGAAAGTTGCTTGCGATCAACGACAATCGCCGCGCGCAAGTCTTCGCCGACCAGTTCGATGATGGCCTGACTCGGGTTCAGGAATCCCATGTTGTCGAATTCCCTTGAGACGCGCAGGGTTGCGCCCTTGACCTCTTGTCCGTTGATGGCCATCTCGATGTTGAGTTCCGGTGTGGCGTCAATGGCCTTCATTGCGTACTCCACCTTCTCGGTGGGGATGCCGTACTCGTCTGCCAGCGCAGCTGTGTGGGGGTCCACCTTGTAGGTCTTCGGTGCCTTGATCTCTGGCTTCATGCGAATCACTGTACTGCCCATCAGCACTCGGGATTATAAGCCACGCTATGTAATTCGCTGATACAATTGGGGCAGGGAGGTGGGATATGTGGGGCAAGGCGATTGTTCAGCTTCCAGATGGGAGCTATGTCCCCAAGCACAATTTCGCTGAATTAATTGACGCGGATGAATGCAGGGATTTGATCAAGTCGTCGGTCGCCAACCTCGAATTGGAGCACAAGGCCCTAGAGGAAGCGAAGCTCAATCCCCAGCCCTTGGACGAGGCCACTCGGAAGCTTTTCAATTTTGGCAAGAGTCCCGTGTTCACCACGGAAGATCTAGCCCGCGCCCGAGTGGTGTATTTCGAGCGGGCACAAGATCGACTATGGCAGTGGTACAGGGAGAAGACCAGTGGAACGTCCCGATAAGCTGGGAGAAAAGGGTGCAGCCCTCTGGGACCGCGTGACCGAAGAGTTCGAGTTCGACGCGGCTGGCTACGCCATTCTTGAAGATATTTGCCGCACCACTGACACGGTGTGGCGTTTGCAGAAGAAGCTTAATTCTCCGCACTGTGAATGGGTGCGGATGACTGAAGACAATGGCTACAAGGGCGAGGGTGTGAAGATCCTCGTGGTGGTCGATGGAGCGTTGGCGGAAATCCGTCAGCAGAGGCTCGCGCTGCGACAGATGTGGCAGCATTTGGGTCTCGGCAAGGTAATCCCGAAGAATGCCGATGAAGGCGAAGTTGACGACCTGTGGTCGCAATTGGCCAAGGTTGAGGGTTTGCCTCAGAATAAGTAACTACGAAACTGGGAGTTTTCATGCCGAGGGGTCAATCCCCCCGCGAAGGCTTCAGTCTCGGTAACGACGATGGCGTCAATGTCGTTGTCGGAGAGAGGTATGGGTATCAGCGTCCCCCCGAGGGGCACTGTTTCATTCCTCCGTACACAACCAGCCTTGGCGACAAGGCGATGTGGTTCCTACACCAGGTGGGCTTTGAGCTGGACCCCTGGCAGGAATTTGTGCTCCGCAACATGCTTAACCTTGATGCGCAAGGCCATTGGGCCGCGTCGGAGGCACTTCTGTTGGTGCCCAGGCAGAATGGAAAGACTGCCATTATCGAGGCTCGTGAGCTTGTGGGGTTGTACGTCGTCTGCGACAAGCTGTGTATCCACACTGCCGTGTTGTTCAATGCCGCCCGAGAGTCGTTCTACCGATTGAAGGCTCGCATCGAGAACAATGAAACCCTCAATAAGATCACCCGATTCAGGTCGGGTAACGACAACATGTCGATTGAGGTCAAGCCGAAGAAGGAATCCAGGCACCCGAATGCTGGTGGCCGCGTTATCTACATGGCCCGTGGTACTGCGGTGGCCCGTGGTTTCTCGGCGGATGTGATTGTGCTTGACGAGGCCTTCGCCCTTGACGAAGCGTCCATCGCCGCAATCGATTACGCCACGTCGGCCCGCGCGAACCCGTTCATCATCTACGCATCTTCGACCGGCTTGGAGGACTCCACTGAGCTGGAGAAGCTGCACGACCGTGGTATGCGCCAAGACCCTGATATGCTGTTCATGGAATGGTGCGCGACTACGCGTGACCTGGACGATGAAGAGAACTACTATCGTTCGAACCCTGCTCTGGGATACCGTATTTCGATTGAACGTATCCGCAAGGAGCGAAACCGACACTCCGACAAGACCTTTGGTCGTGAGCGTCTTGGCCTCTGGAATGACAATGCGTTCAACGCCGTCATCCCGGCAGACCAGTGGAAGAGTTTGTGCTTGTGTCACGGCACCGTTCACGACGAACACCGCGTGGAGGGAGCTGAGGCAGGATGGTCGCGGATTGTCACCCCTACCGTCGTCGCTATCGACTCTGCACCTGACAGTAGCCTGACCACCATCTCGTGGGCGGGCAAGAATCAGGATGGTCAGGTACAGATCGAAATCCTTCAGGAAGCCAGCGGCGTTGGCTGGGCTGTGGAGTTTGTGGCCATGTTGTATGACCCTCAGCGGGTCGAGACCCCACCACCTCTGGCCGTCGTTGTCCAGGCTGGTGCTACTGCCGGTCAGTTGATCCCGGAGCTGGAAGCGCTTGGCATTGAGGTGATCCCGTTCGGATTGCGAGACGCCTGTGATGCATGCAAGTATTTCTACGACCGTGCGAATGACCGTCGTCTGGCTCATCTTGGGGATGTCAGTTTGGCGTCGGCACTCGGTGGCGCTACGAGGATTTACACAGGCCGCGCGGGTGGCACTAAGGAAGAGCCAGAGTACCGAACCTGGTACTGGGGACGACGAGACACCACCGTCAACATCACGGGGCTTGTCTCCTGCACCTATGCCGCTTGGGGTTTGAACAAGTTTGAAGCCAAGGTGTTGGCCACTCAGGAACCGTGGCAGCGCACCGAACAGGGAAGTTGGATCTGGTGATTGATCTACCGGACGAAGACCTTTCGAGTGAGGGTCTTGCAAAGTACTTGGAAACCAAGGTGTTTCCAAAGATGAACACTGAGTGCGAGCGTCTTGACGACTTCGAGGCTTGGACGAAGAACGGTCAGGAAGTTCCCGATCTTGCTACCCGCCACAAGAACAAGGAACGTGAAGTCCTACAGCAGCTTTCGCGTAAGCCGTGGATGGGCTTGATGGTGAATTCCTTTGCGCAGCAGTTGATTGTGGACGGCTACCGCAAGACCGGCACCAATGAGAACGCAAAGGGTTGGGACACTTGGCGTTTGAACCAGATGGACAAGCAGCAGTTCTGGTTGAACCGCGCCGTCCTGACGTTCGGCTACGCCTTCATCAAGGTCACCTCAGGCATCTCGCCTCTCGACGGCACCACCGTGGCGCGTATCAAGTGCATCGATCCGCGTGACGCCTTCGCCATCTGGGAGGACCCCTACTGGGACGAGTGGCCGAAGTATCTTCTTGAGCGCCAGCCCAATGGGCAGTACTGGTGGTGGACCGAAGAGGATTACTCCATCTTCGAATTCAAGCAGGGCAAGTTCATCTACAGGGAAACCGTGTCACACGACTACGGTCATATTCCGTTTGTGCGCTACGTAAATGTCATGGACCTGCGCGGCGTGTGCTATGGTGATGTTGAGCCACTTGTGACTGTTGCGAAGGCGATTGACAAGACCGGCTTGGATATTCTTTTGGTGCAGCATCACCAGTCGTTCCAGATCCGTTGGGCCACTGGTCTTATGCTGCCCGAGGGTGCGAACGCTGATCAGGAAAAGATGCGCTTCGCCCAGGAGTCCATGCTGATCTCGCAGAATGAGAAGGCCAGCTTCGGCGCGATTCCCGCTGCGCCCCTTGATGGTTTGCTCAACGCCTACAAGGAATCCCTACTGGAGTTCCTGGCCCTGGCCCAGTTGCCACCGCACATCGCAGGGCAGATCGTCAACGTCGCTGCCGACGCACTCGCTGCCGGTACACGACAGACCATGCAGAAGCTATTCGAGAAGCAGGCCACGTGGAAGGCTTCTCACAACCAGACCATGCGTCTGGTGAACAAGATCGAAGGCCGTACGGAAGAGGCCACCGACCTCGACTTCACGATCACTTGGCAGGATGTCACTATCCAGTCGTTGGCACAGTTCGCTGATGCTTGGGCCAAGATGGTTGAGTCGCTGAAGATTCCGGCTGAGGGTGTCTGGGACATGATCCCGAACCTTGACCAGTCCACCGTGAACGGGTGGAAGGAAATCTACGACCGTGAAGGCGATTTCGGAAAGTACATGCGCAAGTTGCAGAATGGTCCCGACCCCGCCGAACAGCGCGGCGGTCCTAACGGGGCCACCAACATGCAGCAGGCTAATAACAAGACTGGTGAACCCGCTTCGTTGAACAAGAGTGGGGCATAGGTGAATGGCAAGGCTGAAGAGTCTCGATGATGTTGTCGATGAGCTGAATCGTCAGCACAGTGCGGACCAGGAAACGATTGCGAACAACCTGGCGTTGGCACTGTGGCCTTTGTGGCGCATCCTCGACTTCGAGGACTTGGATCGTTCCTCGATCCTCTGGCTGGACGCAAGTCTGCCCAGGATTCAGACCGCCTACTATCAGAGCCAGCGTGTCGCGGCAGCGCACGCGGCGAACGTCCGATTTGCGACTCTGCCTACGGCAGAACCCCTTCCGTTGATCGTTCCTAGCGTAGAGATTCCAAATGGGGTGCGAGAGGATCACTTTGAGCTTCCATCGTTCGGCAACTTCGATCCGGAGGATGCTCTCACCTTTGACCCGCCCAAGTTGGACGACATTGCCACCTCTTTGATGATTGAAGGCCCTTGGTCCATCAAGAAGCAAATGCCGGTGACGGATGAGAAGGCCGTGATGGACGCGGCGCTCGTTCGCACGAGCGGAGCGGCTATTCGCCAGAGCCTAAAGGGTGCAAGGAATGTCACCCACAACGTCATCAAGATGGATCGAAAGGTTCTGGGCTATGCTAGGTACACCGACTCTAACCCATGTCATTTCTGCGCTATCCTCGCGTCACGTGGGGCGGTATACTCCCGCGATTCGTTTGTGGATTCACACCCAAATTTTCGCGCTAACCCTCAGGCCGCAGATGTCCCTAGCGACTTCGTAACGATCTCGCGCGTACACAACAACTGTAGGTGTACGTTGAGGCCGGTGTATTCGAAGTCCCAGGAAATGGACGACGACGCAAGGGATTACCGCGCGCAGTGGAAGGCCATCGTGGAGGACAATCCTGGTGCGTCTGCGGATGAGCTGATGAAGAAGTGGCGTGAGCACTATGTACCTCATGACCGCACTGAAGCGAATGTGCTTGAGCTGCAAAATCAGTTGCGCGAACGTGAAGATGCGTTGCTGGACACTGGGTTTGACCTTTTGTCCCCTCAGGTGACGTGGGCGCGTCGTACGCAAACTCTACTGGCATAAGGCCAGGGCCGGTTTACGAGCAGCCGTGTAATTGCTCGGATATGGAGTAGAACAATGGACGACCTCGATTTCGGCACCGAAGATGGTGGCGCAGAGGAAAATACGACCGGCACCGATTCCGGTCAGGATTCCGGCGACGATAATGCTGATGGCCCTGTGACCTTCGAGTCGAAGGCCGATCTTGTCAAGTACGTCAACGGGATTGTGAAGACTCGCGTTGCACGCGAGAGCAGGAAGTACGCTCCTGTTGTGCAAGAGCGTGATACACTGAAGTCGGAACTAGAGAAGCTTCGTGCTCAGTCTCCAGAGTCCAAGGATTCCACCACTCAGCCCGACCCTCGCGTCGATGAGTTGCAGAAGCAGTTGAATGAACTGCTGGAATACCGCAAGACCACTGAGCGCAATGAACTTGTTAGGCGCGTAGCCAAGGACAAGGGTCTCCCCGAGGAATTCATTCCTCACGTGAACATCGTGGGAGACGACGAGGATGACATCGCTTCTAGCATCGAAGATTTCGTCTCGCTACTGCCGAAGAATGAGCAGAAGCAGCAGAACTTGAAGACCAAGCCTGACACTAAGGACGAAGGCAAGGGCGACAAGGGCCGTGGCGGCAACACAAAGCCGGATGACGACAACGACATTGATCCGAAGGCGTTGGCCCATAAGATCGGTCGTTACGGTCAGAATCTTCCATTCGTCGTAAGCAACTGATCCTCCGGATTTCCTTTCTGTAACCCCCCTTTCCATATAAGGACTTCGAAATGGCAAATGCCTTTAGCAAGCCCACTGCGGTGGTAGATACCGCCATCCAGATGCTTCAGAATGAGTTGATTCTGACTAATCTGGTGTGGCTGAACGGTATCGGCGATTTCGCTCACAAGTTCAACGACACGATCACTGTGCGTGTGCCTGCGCCTTCGCGTGGCCACACTCGCAAGCTGCGTGGCGCTGGCGCTGAGCGCAACCTGACTGTCTCGGACTTCACCGAGGACAGCTTCCCGGTCACTCTGACCGACGTGGCATACCACCTTGGCGTGCTGACCGATGAAGAGTTGACTTTCGACCTTGAGTCGTTCGCAACTCAGATTCTTCCGCGTCAGGTCCGTGGCGTGGCCGACATCCTCGAAGAGGGTGTTCGTGACATGATCGTTGGCGCGCCTTACGAGGCTGCTGGCGCGGTTCACGAGGTCGCTCCGGATGAGTTCTTCAAGGGCGTCAACGGCGCTCGCCGTGCTCTGAACGAGCTGTACATCCCGCAGGGCCGCGTCCTGGTTGTGGGTACCGCCGTGACTGAGCAGATCTTGAACGACGACCGCTTCATCAAGTATGAGAGCCAGGGCCAGTCGGCTGTGAGCGCTCTACAGGAAGCACGTCTTGGCCGCATCTACGGCTACGAGATTGTCGAGTCCACCTTGATCCCTCATGGTGACGCTTACCTGTATCACCCAACCGCTTTCATCATGGCAACTCGCGCACCGGCACCGCCTATGGGTGCTGTCCGTTCGACTGCCATCAGTGGCGACCAGCGTATCGCCATGCGTTGGCTGGTGGACTACGACTCGACTATCACGTCGAACCGTAGCCTGATCGACACCTACTTCGGTCTGAAGGTTGTGGAAGATCCTAACGGTGTCGGCTTCGTCCGTGCCCGCAAGATCCACCTGATCCCTGGCAGCATCGAGGTTGCCCCTGAGGCTGGCGCGAACGCTACGATCACCGCCGCTGCTGGCGAGGATCACACTGTGCAGTTGAAGGTTACTGACGCCAATGGCGACGATGTGACCGCTCTGTGCGATTTCGAGTCGAGTGCGACCGACAAGGCCACTGTTGCGGCTGGCGGTCTTGTAACTGGTGTTGCGGCTGGCACTTCGACTGTCACTGCAACCTTGGTTACCCCTTCGGGCGACCGCGAAGACACCATCGTCATCACCGTTGTGTGATAGGAGGATTCCATGGCCGCTCTAGTGTCGGTCGAGGAATTCACCACGTTTCTCAGGGTTCCTCTTCCAGAAGAGGGTTCTGAGAAGTATACACAGATGGAGTTTCTACTCACCTTGGCAAGTGACTGGGCGCGTGAGTTGTCGTGCAAGCCTTGGCTTCTCCCGGCTGACGCCCCGGTCACTGCAAGGGGTATCATTCTGGCGGCTAGCCGTCGTGAGTGGAACAACCCCAAGCGTGTGAGCTATGTGGTCAAGGGACCGCAGTCCGCAACGTTTATGCAGTCTGCTTATCCGCCTGGGTTTTTCACCGATGCGGAAGAGGCAAAGCTTCGTTCGTATGGCCGCTCCACGGGCAACTGGGGAGTGATCGAGACGTATAGGGATGACGAAGAGCAGCTTAACGGCTACTTGGAGGTCTACCCGCATGGTGGTCTGATGCCGGTGTATCACCCCGATGACATCGGCTACGGAGGTTCGATTCACCCATGAGTGTAGCGAAGGTTTATCGACGCCAGTTGGATTGGCGCGGAGACCCGCTCGAAACTGAGTACCTTGGCGACATTCATGACGTGATCATTGGTGGCGCTGTGCCACAGGAGCTTTCGCGATTCCCGGGACTTGTGAGTACCGAAGGCCAGGTTGGCATTCCGTTCGAGCAGGACTCGGGAATTCTTGTGCAGAAGGCAGATGTCCTAGTAATCAACAACGTTGCGTACACGGTGGTTGGTCCTCGTCAGTGGGATGAAGACCATACTTTTGCCGGTACTGACGTGGTGGATGAGCTATACTGGGTACAGGTGGAGGCAAGTCATGGCCGACCTCAATAGCGGCTACGCCTACATCGAAGATTTGAAGCTGTATGGCCCGCCGAATAAGGTTCTGGCCCAGATCCTTGTCGGTAATCAGATGTACAACCTCGTGGCTGAGTACGTGCTGAAGGTGGCGATTCATTTCACCACCAAGGAAGCTCGCTCGCCGTACCGTGACAGGACTCGTCAGTATCGTCGCGGTGGCCATACCCCCGGTCAGCAGGTCCGCAACATGGACTATGACGTGGCAATGGGGAATGACCGTTGGATTGGCCAGATTACGCTTAGGGAAGATTACTCGGGCGCTGACCAGTACGGTCGTAAGAAGTACGCAAGGTATCGCGGTAGCCAGTCTCTTCGTGAGTCGCTGCACGCGGTGCTTCCTCACCAGCCTTAAGGATTCGAGATGGCAGACTTTCTACCCGATTGGTGGGAGGGACCTGAATATCTCGACGTGGAAGATCTGTTCGCGCAGCACTTCCAGAAGCTTCTGCCGAATGTCCGTGTGTGCCACTGGATTCAGCCAGATTGGTACATTCCAACGGGATTCGTGGATGCAACCCCAACTTACGGTACGGAGCCGACTCTCCGGTTGTGGCGTCAGCCTGGGCAGCGTGACGATGAATCCACTACTGATGCACCGCTTTTGCAGTTCGCAGCAGTAACCCGCTCGCATGGGGACTCGATCCAGTTGATTGAGTTTGTGCATACGGTGATGAGGGCGCTCAACAACGGGCACAAGATCAAGTACAACGGACAATTGGTCGGCATCAAGAATGTCGGTTTGTGGCTTGGCCCGCAGACGATTCCAGAGGGTCCTATTGATGAGTTCTTCGTTCCGGTGACGTACAAGTTCACGGTCGCCGGTAAGAAGCTCCAGCCCAACTACCGCAAGATTTTGGATTCCCTTAACGATTAAGGATTTTCGATGGCAGACTTCGAAAACGTACGCGCAGCACAGCAGGACTTGGTTCTGTCGAAGCTGTCGCTTGCCGTGTTGTTCGCCAAGATGGACACTCCTCTGTTGACCACGATTGAGGACCCTGCCACTGGTGACCTGGTCGAGCTGGACGACTATCGTTCCGCTGGCATTATCCAGAAGGACGCTGGTCTTTCGATCACTTCGGACATCGAGTCGAGTGACATCGAGGGCTACGGTGAGGTCGAGCCTGTTCGTACCATCATCACCAAGCGTACTACCCGCTTCAACGCTTCGTTCATCGAGACTAACCGCGAGGTGATCGAGAAGTATTGGGGCATCGAGCTTGACGCTACCAACCTGACTGTTTCGGCTCAGGGTGGCGTGACCGTGAAGGCTCCACCTCGTCCGAAGAACATCTTCTACCGCTGCATCCTGCTTGGTCAGGACGAGGTCAACGGTGAGGACCTGTTCCCGTACTGGATTCTTCCGAAGGTCAAGCTGACCGAGGTTGACAACATGGACTTCCGTGACGACGCGGAAATCCAGTACCGTATGACCTTCCAGGCGTTCCGTGACCCTGAGGGCAAGTTCTCGGTTATCCAGGGTTGGTGTGGTCCTGGTTGGCGTCTGCTGGTTGACAAGACCGGCTTCGTGGCTCCACCTGAGGCTATCGTGGTCAGCCCTGATCCGATCACTATTAGTGTTTCGGATACTGAGCAGCTTGAGGTGTTGGCCGACAACGGCATCAACCGCACTCCGAACGCTAAGTTCGAGTCGAGCGATCCTGCGATGGCCAGCGTTTCGGCTACTGGTTTGGTGACTGGTGTGGCTGCCGGTTCGGCTACTATCACTGTGACGTACGATCCGCCTACTGGCGCACCGTTGACCGATAGTGTGAGCGTCACTGTCACTGCCTAAGGTCGGAAGCCTTAGCATCTGGGGCGGTCAACCGGGGTAACACTCCGTATATGCCTACCCCCGCACTTATAGGAACCCTCAGTGGGACTTGGAGATAGCATCTCCTTTTCCTGCTGGGGGTTTCCTCGTTTCACAACAAAGGAGCAATTATCATGGCTGGCAAGGCAACTGTGAAGGTTCAGGAAGACGCCGTCGATACTTTGGTCGATGAGACCTTGGGCGACGAGGACCGTTGGAATGACTACGTCACCGAAAACCCATGCCCCCCACTGGTTGTCAAGGGCATCCGCTTGACGCAGCCTTCGACTGAGGCTGTTGAGGAATGGACTCGCCGTCTGAATGAGCCGGATTCGGATGCTATTCTGATGGGGGAAGAGAACTACAAGAAGCTGAAGGCAGCTTTTGCGAAGGCCCCGTTCGGCGCGTGGCGTAACTTCCAGCGCGACTACATGACTCACATGTTCGGCTCGGATGATATGGCGACACTGGGAAAGTAATTCAGGTCGTGAATCGCCACTGGGATGCGATCTCATGGGATTTCGATGAGATTCTTCACTTCTCGGCCTTCGAATACTTCCAGTGGACCCCTGCGCCGACGCGTTCGGGGTGGATGCGTAAGCGCCCGTGGCACGACTTTCTGTCGAAGGTGCAGCGTCTCGCTGAGATGGATGGTACCGCTACTCAAGAGTCCATTTTGCATGACCCTGAGGTTGTGGAGTGGATGGCCACTCACAAGCCGGGTAAGGCTGAGCCTCGTATCTGGGGCCAGACTCGCATCGTGAATCTGTTGATGTCGCAGATCGAGGTGGCGACCGGCAAGCCTATGAAGCGCGCGGTCATCCCTGGCGAGAAGCTAAGGGAGAAGCGCAATGTGAACCGTTTGAAGAACACCCTGTCCCGGATTGGGGTGCATAACTAGGAGAGCCATGGCAGTACAGTATGCGGGTGAAGCCGCTATCCGTATTGTTCCTAGCCTCAGGAACTTTCGCTCGCGCGTGCAGAATGAGTTGTCGCGCAAGCCTCTTCGCTTCGATATTGACATTCGTCCGAATGTTGACACCACGAAGGCTGAGGCTGAGCTAGAAAGGTTCCGCGCCAAGGAATCTGCGGATGCGATCAACCTCCGCGCCAAGGTCGATATTCGTGAGGCGCGTCAGGCCTTCTCGCAGGTCCAGCACATTTTCAAGCGCTCGGCTATTGCGAAGGCTTTGCGTGTCAACCTTGTCGTGCTTGGCGGGGACGCCGTATACGCTGCCGTTGGCGCTCTTGGTTCTCTTGCCACTGCCGCTGACGTGGCGGGTAAGTCGCTGTTCGCGCTGCCTGCTGCGTTCGCGTCGGCTGGTGCTGCCGCTGGTGTGTTCGCTGCGTCGTTGATGGGCATCAAGGAAGCGTTCAAGGCGCTGTCGGATGACCAGGAAGATGCCGCCCAGAATGCGCGTGAGTTGTCGAATGCTCAGCGCGATGCGGAGAAGGCCCATAGGGATGTTCGCCGTGCCATCAAGGATGTTGGTACGGCTTATCGTGATGCCCGCCGCGAGGTTGAGGACTTGCATCGTGAGGTGCGTCGTGGGTCGTTGACTGAGGCTGAGGCGTTGCTGGATCTTCAGGACGCGGTTGACAACCTGAAGAATGGTTCGTTCAAGAGCCTGAACGAGTTCCGCCGCGCACAGTTGAATGTGCTGAAGTCGTATGACTCGTTGCAGGAAACTCAGCTCCGTAACACCCGCAACCAGGAAGACTTGAATCAGGCTCAGTCCGAAGGCATTGCGAACAACCAGCGTGTTGTGCAGGCTTTGGATGCGATGTCGGATGCCCAGCAGCGTGTGGCCGATTCGGCTGACCGCATGGCGAAGGCTACCGAGTCGAAGGGTGATGCGGCCCTTGCGAAGTTGGCTCCGGAGGCTCAGGAATTCGTACTCGCTTTGAAGGGTGCGGAGTCGGAGTTCATGAACTTCGTGCGCCTTATCCAGGGCGACGTGTTCCGTGGCCAGGCGAACAATGTCATTGACACTCTTCGCACTTCGATCAAGAATCTTGGCCCTGATATTCGTGGTGTGGCTGGCGAGGTCAACGGGGTTCTTCAGGACCTTGGCGCTTCGCTGCGTTCGCCGGAGAATCAGAACCTGTTGAAGGGTGTGCTTGGTAACACCAAGTCGGGTCTGAACACTTTGCGCGATGGCATTGACCCTCTTGTTAATTCGCTTCTGCGCCTGTCGAACACTTCCGGATTCACTTCCCTTGCAGGGTGGTTGGTGACTCTGATTGACCGCTGGGATGCGTTCATTGAGCGTATCGACGCGTCGGGCGAGCTGGACGAGTGGATTCAGAACGGTATTCAGGGTCTCGACAATCTTCTGAACACGATCATTAACCTTGGGTCGTTCATCGCTAATGTGGCTGACGCGTGGCGCGCCGCTGGTGGTGACGCTCAGGGCGTCTTGGGTTCTGCCGAAAAGCTGACTGACCGTCTTGCGAAGTGGTCGGAGTCGGCTCAGGGCAAGAACTCGATGATCAATTACTTCCGTGATGTTCGCGGGTTCATTGACGAAATCAAGGACGCATTCGGTGACATGCGTCCACTTCTTGCTTCCATCACTCAGTTCGTGCGTGACTGGTCCACCGTCATGCTGAATCTTCTTGGTACTGCTGCCAAGTTGACTGAGTGGGTGGATGAGCACACCGGCTTGGTGAAGGTTCTTCTGTGGACTTGGTTGTCGTTCCGCACCATCGCTCCTATCTGGGGGATGCTTCAGACTGGTGCCAAGAATTATCTGAAGGTTGTCAAGGGTCTAGGTGAGGCCCAGGTGCCGGTGTTCCGAAACATGAACAACGGCTTGACCACCGCTAAGGACAACTGGAAGCAGATGACCGGCTATCAGGCCGGTGCCCATAGCACTTTCCAGCGCAGCAACATCCTGTTGACTGGTCAGGCTGCCGCTTTGCGTGACAACTTCGACGCCCAGAAGAAGATGCTGTCGCAGTTGCAGAAGACCAGCCCGCAGATCGTGGCGATGGGTAATGCCGCTAAGGATGCAACCGGCAAGGTTGGTGGCGGTCCTGCTGGCGTGCAGGCTGGTTTGCGTGGTGCCCTTGGTGGTATCGCTGCGTTCATTGGTCCGTTGGCTGCCTCGATTGTGGCCACTGGCGGAATTATGTGGGCCATCGACAAGTTGGGCGAGGCTCACCGTAACGCCGCACGTGATGCCGATGACCAGCGTGCCGCTTTGGAGAACTTGAAGCAGACGCTTGACTCGACTACTGGTGCGTTCACTCAGCAGACTGCGCTTGAGTCGGCTAAGCAGGCCCAGTCGTACAGCATCCCGAACTTCCCTGGCGGCGGCAACCGTAATGTGTTGTCGGACTTCGCCCGTACTGGCTTGGGCACTCCGCAGGATCTGATCAATGCGGGTAACCCAACTCAGCAGGCTCTCCGTAACGACGTTCTGGGCAAGCTGGACAACCAGACTCGTATCCGTGTTGAGCAGTCGCCTGAGTGGGCGCGTGGCCGTAAGTTCTGGGAAGAGCACGGCGTCACGTCGCTGGTGATGGCTCAGGCCATGAACGGTGACCCTTCGGCGGTTGCGAAGGTTCAGGCGGCTGAGCGTCAGGCGTTCGACCCCAAGGGAACTGGCAACCTGGGTGATAGGACTTACCAGTCGGCTCAGCGTCATCGTCATGGTATCGAAGACCTTTCGGCGATGATCTCCGCTACTGGCACGTATGACTTCGCGTCGTCGGCCATCTTCATCCGTGACCGTGCCGGGGCTTTGACTCAGGGCGGGCAGGCAATTCAGGAAGCCAACACGGCTGCTAATGGTCCTGTTGCGCTGAAGCCTGGCTCCACTCTGGGTGGTCCTGGTGCTCGCGTATACCGTGAGGGCGACACGTACAAGGTGGAGACTTCCGGTTCGGTTCCTCCTGGCTGGGAACAGGGTGTGCCTTCGGAAATTGGTCAGGCTATTCGTCTTCCGGATGGCCGTGGCCAGATTTTGTTGACTCCTGAGGCTGTGAAGAACAACATCGCCGGGTATGCCACTGGTGGTTTGATTCGCGGTGTTGGTTCTGGCACTAGCGATTCCAATATTGTCCGCGCGTCGATGGGTGAGTTCATCGTCCGCAAGGCCGCTGTGGACAAGTATGGCGTGCAAACGCTGAACAGCATCAACCAGGGCGAGATGCCAAGGTTTGATGGCGGCGGTATTTTCGCTGGCCCGTATGACAATCCACCTCCTAACCCTTGGGCTGGCGTGTCGGCCAAGGGTACTACTGGCGTGTGGACCCCACCTCAGCAGCCGGGTGGTTCGGCGCTGTTGCGTGAGGCTGGCAAGACTGCGTCGCGTCTTCTGTTGGGTAGTGATCCTTACCCTGATTGGAAGCCGACTGTTCAGCTTGGGCCTCCGACGCCTCAGCCGGATAGCGGTGTGGATGACTGGATTGCCAAGCAGGGTCTTCCACAGCCTAAGCCTGCGCCGATCCCTACTCCTACGGCTCCGCAGAACAAGACGCCTGCGGCTCAGCCGACCGGCACTCCGGTAAAGGCCCCTAATACGAGTGGGCAGAAGACGGGTACCACCCCGACCGCTACTCCGACCACGCATGGTTCGGGTACTGCGGGACCGGGGAATACTGTCACGCCTCCGAACGGCATCCCTCACGGCCAGGGGGCCGCTACAAACCTTGGGGGTACTGGTTATACCGTACCTACCACGTTTGGCGCTTCTGTGCCCGCTGGGGCCGCTGCAATCCCCGGTTCTTCGTACGGTCTGCCCGCTGGTAGCGCCATCAGCTACGGAGCTGAGGGATTCCCCGATTGGGTGTACACCCTTGGTTCTCAGTATGGTGTGGAAGCTTCGACCTACGCGGGGCACCAGGAACGCTCGGGTCAGAATCGTGGCCTTGACTGGCGTCCAAAGGGTATTGACGTACACACCCCTGAGGGTGCGGCGATCATGGACCGCTTCGCCCAGGCAATGATCAACACGCCTGGCGTGGAACAGGTCATTTGGAAGAATCCGTTCACTGGCCAGATGTTCGGCAAGGACCCTGGCGACCGTGGCGCGAATCAGTCGATTGAGGACTACTACCGCGACGACTGGGCGGGCCACACCGATCACGTTCATATTCGCACCTCGCAGGCTCTCGGTTTCCCTGAGGGTTTGAATCCTCAGGTGTTGGCGCAGTACCAGGCCCAGGGCCTACTTCCCAACCTGCCGGGCGTTGGCAACCTTGGTGCGCAGCAGAAGCAGCAGCCAAAGAGCTTGCTGGACTTGATTGTTGACAAGTACCGCAAGGCATACGAGCCTGAGCAGATCATGCAGTTCCTGGGCGACCAGGCTGCGAATGTCGGTAGGTCGTTGCAGGGCATCGGTCTTCAGGCATTGCAGGGCTTCACCGGCTTGGACCTGAGCGGCGTGTTCGGTAACGCAAGCAGCATCGGCTCCCACTTCCTGGGCGGCGGTGGGGATGGTGAAACCGGCTCGCTTGAAGAGGGGTCGGCCCTGGACCAGGCGATCACCGGCAACATGGACCAGTTCATGGCTGGCAACGGTGCGCTCGGTGTGGACATCGCTTCGCTGTTCGGTGGCCAGAAGCCCGCAACCAAGTCGCAGGGTGAAGGTGTAGACCAGTGGGACGACACCATTTTCGGTGTCTTGATGCAGCTTGCCCAGATGGGTCTCATCAACCCTTCGGAGATCCCTGACTGGATGGACGCGGTGAAGCGTCAGATGAAGATCGAGTCGGGCGGTAACCCCGGCGCGGTCAATAACTGGGATAGCAACGCGGCCAAGGGAACTCCATCCAAGGGTCTGATGCAGATGGTGGAGGGCACCTTCAACCAGCACAAGGTGCCTGGCATTGGTAGTGGTCAGTGGCTTGACCCGGTGTCGCAGATCGCGGCTTCGGTGATGTACGCCAAGTCCAAGGGTGGGCCGTCGTACATGACCGGCAAGCAGGGTTATGCCACTGGTGGTATGACTCCTAGCGACCTGATTCGTGTGTCGCGCGGCGAGTTCCGTATGCAGCCCAAGGCTGTGTCGAAGTTCGGTTTGGGCTTCATGAACGCGCTGAACGCTGGCCAGCTTCCTGGCTTCTCTGAGGGTGGCGCTCCATTCCTGCCGTTCATGCCTACACCCGCCACGCCGCCACCTCCTAGCGGTCCTACCACACCTCCCGCACCGGGCGCTCAGCCCCATGGTCCCGCACCTCAGGCACCGGGTGTTCCTGCTCCGACGCCTGGTCCTGGGGTGCCCCCACCGGGTGGTCCGCTTCCTGGTCCCGCACCGGCTGAATTGGTTGGCCCTAATGGGGAATTGGACCCTCAGCAGCAGGCTCTTGCTGAGCAGCTAACTCGCGGTTTGGGCGCTGTTGGCGCTTCGCAGGGTAACATGGGTACTGGGTATCTGAACCCTGGCATCACTGGTGCCATTGAGGGTGGCTTCAACGCTCTCGGTTCGGCGGCGGGTACCGCTGCTGCTCTTGGTATCTCGGCTGGCACTATGGGTGCTGGTGCAGGTCCTGCCGCTGGTGCTGCCTCGCAGGCCATCTCGGCTGGTTTCCAGATCGCCGGTAAGGTCGCTTCGGGCGCTGCTAACATTCTGGGCGCTGCTGGTGTGGGTTCGATCAAGGATATCGGTTCTCAGGCAACCCCTTCGGGTGCGCCGTTGCTTCCTGTGCAGACTCCGGAGACTTTCGGTGCGCTGCCTTCGCAGCAGCAGATGCAGCAGGCCCAGAACCCTCAGCCCGCTCAGGCCGGTCCAATGATCGTGAACAACTACATGGGCGGCATCCACACCACCAACCTTGACGACTTCCAGCGTCGCCAGCAGAGGTTGATGGATCAGCAGGGCCAGCCCATCATCAGCAAGTACGCCATCTAAGGTGAGACATGTTCGAGGACGTAGACGAGTACCCGGCGAAGATTGAGATCTTCGGCTGGCAGAACACCGATTTGGATGTGAACCATCCTCACTACTTCTGCATCTCCGGTGACGGTAAGGGTGAGGAAGGCGCTATCTTGCGCCCAAATCTCAAGGGGGCCATTGACGCTCCGGTGAAGTCGTTGTGGCTTCCTGGTGCGTTCGGTCAGGTGTTCGTTGACTTCCGTTGGCAGCGTAGGGATGTCGTCTTCACCGTGTTCCTGTTTGACCCTGGTGACGATACGGCTTCCGGTTTCCACACTATCGACGCCCGTTGGCGTGCGTGCTGGGACTACGTCCGTGAGTCCACTATCCGCTGGACTTACCAGGACGAGACGATGGACGAGCCTGATGTGCGAATCATCAAGGCCCGCATGCTGGAAGAGCCGAAGTCGTATTCGACTGACCCGTGGGAGGGTAAGGACCCTCACCTGTATCACTGCGCGAACATCGTGATGACCACGGCGTGCGAGCTTCCTTTCTATCAGGCCCCGAACAAGGTGTACACCTGGGTTCCCGAGGTGGGTGAGTTCGCCGCCGAGGTTGACTTCTCGACTATCGAGGACACTGAGATCCCCGTCGGGTTCGAATTGAAGTCCACGCTCGGCTCGGGTGGTGGCATGCAGGTCGTTGACGGCAAGTGGGTATGGGTGTCGTCGGGTTCTGTTGCGGCGGAACAGACTTACTTGTACACCGCTGGGGAGCCTGAGACCGACTTCTTCGAGGTGGCGATGAAGGTCTCGGCGCTTCCGGAGTTGGGCTTCAATCCCGGTGACACATGGTTGATCGGTCGCTCGGATGACGACATGGACAACTTTGTGTTCTGCAAGATTGAGTACCAGATCGCAAACTTGGTGGCACTGGTGACCTTTGGGTACGTGAAGGACGGCGGTAACCCTGTCCCGCTTTCGATCCTCCCCACTGTCGTCACTGGTGTTTCACCAGGCGACACATGGTATTTCGCTGGGACGGGTAATACCACATTCCGCTTGAAGCTGAATGATCGCGTGGTCGCTCGCGGCAAGGATACTGGTGGGAACTCCCGCGTGGGTGCGGACTACCGTGGCGTTGGCTTCAAGTTCGCCGCCGCACCGACCTACCTGTTTGGTCAGCATGAGCCTGCGCCCGTGTCTTTGGTGGCGTTCCGTGATGTTCCTACGGCTGATGAACAGGAACTCACCTTCGAGGTGACCAATGATGGCGATGTGCCATGCTTCCCACGTTGGACCCTGACTGGGAATGCGGACTGGACTCTGCCCGATTATTCGTTCGGGAATGAAGAGTATGGTCGCCCAATCGAGGATGCGGATCGTGAAGTTCCATTGCCGCACTTGCCGATTGATGTTGGGTGTGTGGCGGATGCCGACCCCCGTCGCAGGACTTTGATGGCTGACGACAGGTCGCACCTTCAGGGCCGCTGGAAGGGTCAGGATCTTCTATATCCGATTCCGCATGGCACACATACGATTACGGTTCGCGTAGCCAACGCTGAGGATGGGTTCGCCATGAGGCTTGAACTCCCACAGTGGTTTACGCGTCCATGGGGAAGGGTTGATGAGCTGTGAGTGTACCTGCACCCACTTCGCATTTCGACTGGCACGAGGGAAGCGGTTCGACTACCACCTCCCTGGTTGGGGGCTACACCCTAACCGTTAGCAACTGGGCCTCAAGGCAGTCTGTGGGTTCTATCGGACCTAGCGTGTTGTCGGACAATTGGACCCTTTTTGCGCGTGTGACTTTGACTCAGTTGTCGGGGTCGAGTGGTTCGATCTTCAACACCAATAGTGGGAACAATGAGGCTTCGTGGATCAATATCGACAGCGAACGTCGCATCGGTGTGTGGCCCGACTTCAATGGTGATCCCCTTCCTGAGGTGGGTGTTCCGTTCGACTTGGCGATTGTCGGAAATGACGACAATGTGCGGTTCTTCGTGGACGGTGTGCAGGTCGCCTCCGATGACACCTTCCTGGCGTTTAACCCCGGTTCGGGTGGCTTTAGGGTCATGCGTGATGTTGGTCTTGAGTACGACATCGAAGAATTGCGTTTCTGGAATTCTACCCTGACCGATGCACAGGTGATGGAGTTGTCTACCCCGCCACAGGATGTCGCCCTATCGAGCGTAGACAGCGGCGAAGTCTTTGGCACACCTAGTGTTTTGCAGACCGATCCAGAGCCTGACGATGCCTTGACGGAGGCGAACGAGAAGCTGGACGCTATCTCGCAGAACGTAGAGGACTATCGCTACGAGCTGGACGTGATGCGCCGCGCAAAGCCCCAGATCACCTTCTACCGCAACAAGGCTGGCAATGGACCTCTTGGCCCTGCCGATGGCGGTGGACCCGGCTTGGAGTACTACGGGCGTGTGGTGCAGCAGGATACGATCCGTGCGTCGTTCCCATTCAAGAAGAACGTCTCGGCGCAGGGTGTGCTTGAGCTGCGCTTCGATCACTACATCGCGGAGTGGTTGCGCACCATCCCGAATGATCCTGAGCAGTGTAAGAACGTCGTGATCCGCGTGGATATGTTCGGCGGCAAGTTGCGCTGGACCGGATTGCTTCATCACTGGGAAGTTAAGGAAGACGCTGAAGGCATCGTCTACATGGAGTGTGTATTCCATGACGATCTTCAGTTCCTCCAGTTCCTGCTTGGGCCTCCGAACCCCGCGCTGCCGATCCCGATCTTCCAGTTCCCAAGGGTGCTACCGATTTTCGGGCCTGCCAAGTGGGCTTGCTCAATCATGGTGCTTATCAACCTACTTCGCAACCAGGCACCGATCTATCACCTTCCGGACGACCCGTTCGACTTCGATCAGTGGATCGACATCCTGCCTTCGGAGTGGAAGGATTGGCAGTGCCACGTCAAGTGCAACCCTCTGCCGCTTGATGATTCGTCGCTGTGGACTGTTCTCGGCACGCGTATGAACCCGATTGACTCCGTGCTCTCGGAGGCGTTGGAGGATGCGCAGTTGACCATCCGCTACCGTCGCGTGTTCACCGATGAGGGTGAGACCGAGAACGGTGTGCTGTTTGTGGAGCCAGACCAGTTCGCCAATGGCGCTTTGGTTTTCGAGTTCGTTGACGACTCGGGTTACTACGATTTGCTTCGTGGTACGTTCCTGTCGGGCACTATCGCCTCGGGCATGGTTCGCTCGGTGGTGCAGTGGGTTGGGGGTTTCATTGAGGACACCATCGTCACCATCGCTGACGACGAGACCATGTATCCGGACGAATACTGGGGGCCAGGTTTCCTGGGGACGCTTGCTTCAGCGCCCTGGTTGGTCATCAGGGACTCCGCTTACACCCCAGTCGGTTCGAGGGGTTTGTCGTGGGCACCGGCCACTGCGGTTAGCGCAGTTGTGGGTGGCGGCAACCCAATTGCGGATGCCATCGCCCGTCTGATCATTGAGACCACGGGAAATATCTTGGGATACTTCCTACTTGGTGGTTTCTCGTCGGCGGGTACCATCGCTGCCGACTTGATCATGCCGTTCCTTGAGGGCACCATCGCGGCGTGGCTGGAGTGGAAGAACATTGGCCGCGCGAACCAGTTGGGCTGGTGTCATCTCTTTGAGCTGTACCAGCAGGGTGCAGAGTCAAATGCATGGAGCCTCAGCGCAATTGCCGCCCTTCGTGGTGCGTTCCTGGCGTCGCGTTCGGAGACCTCGCATACTGTCAACCTTCGTGGCACCAACTGGGTCATTCCTGGGGTAGACTTCACGGTGGGAAGCCGAGTTGGCCACACCATGCGTGGCTTTGAGGGCTTCATCTTTGTCAACCAGTGCGAGGCGATCAACGTTCAGTGGGACAATACTGGCGAAGATCCCTTCGCTTTCGAGTGTACGTTTGGTCAGAACAAGGCCGCGATGTCGTCGGGCGAGCGCACTATGCGCGTCGTGAAGAGGCTTGCGGATATCGTCCATAACATTGGCGTGCATCTCGTCTCCTGATTCAAGGGAATCATCATGATTGAGGTTATTTTTCGCGCTTCCAACGACATTGAGGGTGTGTCTGCGAAGGCTATCCACGAGGCGATGGAAGACCTGGGGTTGGATCTGATCACCTCACCTGCCGGATACGTTGTACACGTTCACAATCTGGACTGCATTGAGGATTATCCTGAGGACTATTCCAATTGTCCACACCTTGGCCTGAGGCGCGACGACGAAGAGGTGTGACATGTACGTGCCAGGTATTCACCCACCGGACCCGAATGATCCGAAGGGTATGGCATGGGTGTTCGCGGCTGGATTCGCCGACCCTCGTCCCGGTTATCCGAATCAGGCTCTTGTGCTTAAGCAGTCGTGGGAGCCTACGTCACAGATGTGGTGGGACTTGGGGCTTCGTTGGCATCCTGAGCTTCAGACGAAGTGGATCAAGGGTGGTGGCCAGTTCGGTGCTGGTGAGATTGTCGATGCCCCACCGGAAGAGAAGTCGCTTCAGGAACTCGCCGAAGAAATGGCGGCTGAGCAGTTCGCTCAGATGAAGGCCGAGGTGGACCGTGTTCGTGAGCACGGCTCCGAATGGGAAAAGGAACGTTTGCGTCAGCGATTCAAGATGGCTGGCGAGCAGGCTAAGCAGATGGCCGAAATGCTGGATCAGGCAGCAGATTCCGAGTTGAAGAGGATTGAAAAGGAAGAGCACTAAATGGGTGGCGTACCAGGTGATGGCGTAGACGGCGGAATTAATCCGAACGACTTCAGCATCGTTGGACCTATGCTCAGTGGCCTTGAGGGGCGTACTGAGTCGAACATCCGTGCCTCCCTTAATGAGCAGGTCAAGAACAACGGCACCCTGACTTCGTTCTCGCAGAAGGTTTTTGCTGGCATCAATCCAACTTTGGGTATGGTGGCTGGCATTATCGACGCTATTGTGCGTCAGATCATTCAGGGTGTGGGTGAGGTCGGTGAGAATGCTGAGGAATGGATCGAGCATCTGCTCTCCAATCTGAACACCTTCTACCACAACCTGGGCGAGTTCCTTGGCTCCATCAACTTCCTGTCGCCAGACTTCAATCCTGCTGCTGCCGCACAGGAGTTCGTTGAGCTGATGCTGTTGCCCTTGAACCTTCTTCTGGGGCCGAATTCGCCTTTGAACTTGGCGAATGCGTTCGGCAACTTGACCCGCGTGAACATCGGTGCCATTTCGCGTGAGCGTCCGAACCTGGTTCAGGCTGGCACGTTCCCTTTGGGCTCCATTGCTACCAATAGCGATTGGGAACTTGTTGGGACTGGTCGTACCGACGATGGCACCGGCTCCGTAAAGGTGACCGCTGATGGGTATCATAAGGCGCTGCGTACGGGTAGGAACGCAACTGACACGATTCTGGTCGGTGAGGGGCAGACTTTCGACTGGGCTTTCCATGTGAGCTGGACTGGCTACTCGGGCGCGGGGGAGGTGCTTCACCTCCAGGTGGTGCCGTACATCGAAGGCGTTCCCCAGGTCCCCGTTAACGTGGCTGCGCTTGATCCTGAGGAATCAGAATCGGAGTGGCCGGGTGTTGAGGTGGCCGGAAGTTGGACGGTGCCTGAGAATGTCACTGGCGTGCAGATGCGTATTCTTCTCACGTCCGATGCCTTGGCGGGGACCTTCTTTATTGACGATGTGTCGGGTCGCCAGGATTCGACGTTCCGCCTTGAGTGGATTGATGGCCTGCCTGAGGCTATCCAGGACATGATTGCACGCTGGCAGTCTACCTTGAACACCATCTTCACTGCCGTGACGGGTGTTCCAAATGCGTTGGCAGAATTGGCCGATATCGCAGAGGCGTTGGCCAGCATTCCATTCAAGAATATTCAGGGCGTGTTGGGTCCCGGAAACATCGGCGGTTCGCTGATTGAGGCTATTAATGCCCTGGTGGGTGGCCTGGTGGGGCAGCCTGGCGAGGGCGCTTCGATTGCGGACCTGTTCAACATCGGCAAGCTGGTTTCTTCCATGGCCTCTCAGGGACGCTTGGCGTGGGAAAAGTGGGGTCAGCGCAACAATAAGCCGGTGGCTGGTGGACTCCTACCTTCGTCGTCGGCGAACTACGAGATCACCTCTATCAATACGAGTCTCGAAGCTAGGCAGGATAAGTCGCTGATTGGTGTCATCCGTGTCACGCAGGACATGCCGCTGGGCCTCATCTCGTGGCTGGGCTACGGCTCGGCGAACTTGGACGCGTTCTACGTCAACATCTGGTACATCGATCCCACTGACGGCACAAGGGATTTGATCCACCACTCGCCAAACCTGGTGGGGGACTTGGTTGCTGGAACAAACGTGGGATGGCACTTCTACTCCCTTGCGGAGGGTAACATCCCAGGCTTGCTCGCGGGTGAGGATTACGCTATCGAGTTCGTGCCGGTTGGTACTGGCACGCACTACATTCGCGGCATGTCGAGGGATGACGACATTCCGGACCATCCTTATGCGCAGGTCGTTGGCCTTGCCGCTACCCGTGACAACACCACCAGTCCAGACAGCCCACCGGCCACTATCGCCAAGGCTTCGTGGGTCTCGTCGGGTGAGATCCCGTGGTTCTGTATCGCCGTCGATACGGGAAATGATGTGGACTATCATGACCCTTTGTCGGTGCCGTTCAACGACGATGGCCAGATCGCGGTTCCCCGCTGGGCCAAGTATGTTGATGTGATCGGCGTTGGCGGTGGTGGCGGCTCACGTCAGGGCGGTACTGTCGGCTTCTATGGTGAGCCTGGCGAGCCTGGCAAGTGGAATGCGACTACTTGGGTTCGTGGAATTGACTTCTCGGGTGACACTGTTTTTGTCAACCTCGATATCGGTAATGGCGGTTACGGTGGCCAGGGCCTCGGCTCGGCGGGTGCGGATACTATCATCACCCTAAATGAGCACACCCTTACCTGCGAAGGTGGCGACGGCGGTACCTCGCTTCGCCCAATCGTCATCGGCGGCAACCCGTATGGCCTTGGCGCTGGTGAGTTTACTTACAACGACGTGCTTTACAAGGGCGGCTTGAATCAGCAGTCCTATTCGGGGGCTGGGTCGGCACCTGGTGGCGCTGCCATGGGCGGTAACTGGATTCTGTTCTCCCCCGGCGCATATGGCGGCAAGGGAGCCGCATGGGTTGTGTTCCGCTCGGCAGCACCGGGTGAGGCCACTCCCGAAGAGCCAGATCCGGTTGAGCCACCCGAAGCTCCGACTGTGACTGTCGTTTCAACTAGCTACCATTCGATCAAGATTGCAATTGAGGCATAATGGCTACCATCGGTTTCAACGTCTACCTGAACGGCGAGAAGGTGAACGCCGCTCCGGTTCCTCGCACGGGTCCTGTCACTGAGCACCTATTCGATGAGCTGGACGAGAATACGGAATACCACATTGAAGTCTCGGCAGTGAACAGCGCGGGGATGGAAGGTCCAAAGTTCGACCTGGGGTTGATCCCCACCGACCTGTATGTTCCATCCGGCGACGAAATGCATCCTGACGATGCCGCCAAGATTGATGCTGTGATGGAGAGGTGCCTGGGCGAGTGGAAGATGGGTCCCGGCATGATGGTGTACACCACGGGGCCTAAGGGTTCCTACATGAAGGCCTACGGCTGGGCTGACAAGGAAAAGACCAAGCCGATGACCACGGATATGTATTTCCGCGTCGGCTCGCACACGAAGACGTTTACGTGCATGGCCATTCTGATGGCTGTGGACAAGGGCCTCATCTCGCTTGAGGACACCATCGACCAGTTCGATAGTGACCGTTGGACTTTGAGCGACCTTCCGAATTCCGACAAGATCACTATCCGCCATCTGCTTATGATGCGCGCCGGGTTGTTCAATGAGCAGAAGGACCTTGGCGTGCTGCTGATGTTCTATTTGAACAAGCAGTACCCGTGGTCGGACGATGCCACTTTGCGCGTGCTGAAGAGCCATTCCCCTGATGCTGATCCTGGCACCGTGTTTTCGTATGTGTCGGGTAACTATGCCGTTATGGGCGCGATCCTTGAAGCCGTGGATGGTCGTCCCGCACGTCAGATCATTCAGGAAGACATCTGGGACGAGCTGGGTATGAGTGACACCTCCTGGGGCACACCGTATCTGCCACAGCCTTCGCCCCGTGGCTACGGCGGCATGGGTAGCCTTGATGCAGACACGACCAACTTCAATCCCGAGTTGGCGGGTCTCGCAGGCGCGATGGTATCCACCATGGCAGATGTGAATAAGTGGTTGGTCGCGTGCTACGAGAATCACTTCCTGTCGGATGAGTTGAACAATCTGTGGCACAGCACTGGTTGCTGGATGAGGTCTGGTGTCGCACCGGACGTTCGAGACGGTGTGCCCAAGTATTTCGCTTACGGGTTGGCGAATTACCTCATGGGCGACTGGCGCGGCCACGCTGGCTCGTGGGTTGGATTTGAGTGCTGCCCGATGTTCAATATCGTTGACGGTACTACGTGCGTCATCGTTGAAAACTCGCAGTCTCCAGATTATTTGGGTGGCGGGGCGGCACCTATCCTGCGTGCGCTCCCTGCGCTTTGCGAGGCGGTGTGGCCTGATTCTTTGTACGAGACCCCAGAGGAACTGCGCAACACTTGCACGATCCCAAGCGATCCGTTCGTGTACAGCACGGCTCCAGCGAATGTGAACTATTCGGGAATCTCGCCTGCTTTCAAGGGCCTTGGCTCCGCAAGCGTCACTTGGAATCCCGCTGTCGATACTGACGTGTTTGCAATGGTATGCTGGGATAGGAACGGTGGTGTTACTCCTGTCGCCGAGTTCGGCGGCGAGGAAATGGAACTGGTAGGCCTCACCTACAATGACAACAACACCGGGAAGGGCGCTACCGCAATCTTCAGGGCACCGAAGACTGGCACTGGTGAGCCAAAGCTATTGAAGATCACGGCTTCTGGCTGGATTACCGGCTTTGGTTTGGCTTTGTCCAATGTGGCGTCCGTAGACGAGCCGGTCTATGCGACCGGGTATGGCAACGTTGCTGAGGCTGACATTGTCAATGAGGACGACGGCAAGACGCTGATCTGCCTTGGCGCTGGCAACGGTGGTGGCCCCCACTACGAGTGGGGTTGGATCAACCTTGGTGTGCGTACACGCGGCAGGGAGCATAGTACGAATCCTCCGCTGCTGGTTGCGACTTCGCATATTTCGTCGCACATCTCGTCTACCGCCAAGGGTAAGAACTACTGGGGTCTTGTGACTGTTCATGTGAACTTCGAGGAATAATGGCTGACGAAACCTTTTGGTGGGCTGAGACTTTCGTCCACCTTGAGACTGGCATTGGATCGGCTGAGGTATTTGGGTTGCCTCAGTTGACGTTTGGTGCTGTTGAGGTCAGCCCACTTGGCATTGCTACTGGTGAAGCGTTCGGCGCGACCGTGGTCATCGGTCCTCCGCAGTTCGTACACCCGGCTGGTATCGAATCCGCCGAGGCGTTCGGTCAGCACGCAACTGGGTCTGCGGTTATCCCCGTAGGTATCGAATCGGCTGAGGCTGTTGGCGTTCCAATGTTGGGACCCACCATTCACGCTCTTGGCATCGAGTCGGGAGAAGCGTTCGGCGCGACGTTGTTCATCAACCCAGGGAAGCCAGAGTTGGTGGATTTCGCTATCGCAGATGGCAATTCACTTACCATGCCAGACCATCAGCCGGGAGACCTGCTGCTGTTCTTCGGCTACTTCGATGGCGTGAACCACCCTCACCCGCCGACGCCTTCTGGCTCCAACCCCGCATACTGGGAGCTGTTTGACCAGAATAACAACCAGAACTCCATTACCGTGGCCGCTGCAATCGCAGAGAGCAATTCCCACACGTCGGGAACGTGGTCTAACACCGATGCTCTCGCCTGCGCCGTGCTGAGGGGTGCTGACCCGCTGTACCCTATTGGATATACTTCCGTTGGGTTCGGGTCGGGGTCGAATCAGTCTGTGGCACCAGAATTGTCGAACTTGTTTGATAAGTCAGGTAAGTCGAACCTGCTCTACGGTCATGGCCACAAGACTGTAACCTCGTGGGGTGCAGCACCCTCCGGATTTACACGCTTGGGGCAGACCAACGCCAACTTTGCGGTGAACGTCAAGGATGACACCACCACTGACGGTGCAGCCACCCAAACCGCGACCACCTCTTCGTCGTCTGGCTATGGCGGAACGATCATCGAGGTCAAGCAGGCCCCGGTTCCTGGCGTGACATGGACCCGTACCTGGGCTGGTAACGGTACGGTGGATGGCAGCCAGACGCAGTGGTATGCCGAAGGCGACCGCATTATCCTTTTCATGGTTCAGGACCGTGCCGTGTCTTTCACCGCTACCGTGGACGGCACTCCGCTGAAGCGCGTGGCCCTGGTTCAGTTCACCGGCATTGGTGGCGTGGCGATGCTGGCGACTTACATCTCGGAGCCTTTGAGCGAAGGCAACCACACGCTGGAGTGGGATGTGGGTGCGTGGACTGCCATCTCCGCTCTTCAGGTCACCAATGCCCATGGGGTGTGCGGAATTCCGAAGACCCTGGTGGATACCGGCAATGGATATCATCCCGTTGATGCTCCAAAGTGCGCTGGTGGGCGTATCTTCCATGCGTTCGGATGTGGCAACAACCCCGGATTCGGCAACCCGACTGGCGGTAACTGGCGTTGGGTCACGAACAGCAACTCGTCTATCGCCGTCTCGGACTGGGATGATGCCACCGTGTTTGCTGTGACGAAGAGTTCGTCGTCGCCACAGTGGGCTGGCTTGTCGATTGACTTTGGCCCACTGGAATCCATGGATGAGAACGCGATTGGGCCGCGATGGGAGAACCCTCCGCAGGTGGTGGACTTCGGCTCTGGTGGAAGCCTTGAGGGAACTGCTGAGGCTATCGAGGGCGACACTTTGGTGTTCGACTTTATCATCGACCGTGGAACCACAACTCCGCCAACTATTTTGATGAACGGCACGCCAATGCCGGTGGCCCACTACGTCAACTTCACTGGGGCCTCGTCAAACGCCATGATGGTTCGTTACATCGTCGAGAACGTTCCCGGTGGCACGCTTGAGTTCGCCTCCAGCGGTGGCAATTTCACGTTCGGCAACTGGACCGCTCAGGCGTCGTTTGTGAGGTGCAACGAAGTTGGTGCTACCACTTCGGTGTTCGGTGCCGGGGCACCGTCGCAGGACGTGACGCTTGATCCCGGCGAGTTCGCCCTTCAGGCGTTTGGAGGCGTGAACAACCTCAACAGGTGCCGTGGTGGCTTGCAGATCAACTACACCAATGACGGTGCCTGCATTACCACACAGGTGGCAGATGAGTCCACGACGTTCACGTGCCCAGCGTCGCAGTACCATGCGGGCATGGTAACCAAGTTCAACTAAGGGGAAGAAATGGCAAACGCATTGTACGACAAGGGACGTGAGAAGTTCCTTACTGGTGACATCGACTGGCTGAACGATAACATCAAGGCCTATCTCATTGACGTTGCGGACTACACCGTAGACCTCGCAAATGATGAGTTCCTTGACGACATCCCCAGCGGGGCAATTGTCGCTACCTCCATCAACCTCACGTCGAAGACCGCGACCAGCGGCGTGGCCGACGCGGAGAATGTGGTGTTCACTCTCGTGGAGGGTGACCAGTCGGAGGCTGTTGTCTTGGCCAAGGATACGGGCACTGCTGGCACGTCTCCGCTGATTGCCTACATCGACAACGCAACCGGACTTCCGGTGACCCCTAACGGTGGTGACATCACTGTCGTGTGGGACAACGGGGGCAATAAGATTTTCAAGTTGTAAGGGGTTGCTATGAGCTGGGCGAAGATTCTCACTTCACCCCAGCCAATCGAGGGGGCCGCACTTATCATCCCGGCGCGACACCCGCTACAGATGTGGTTGACTGGTGCGTTGGTGATTTTGGGTGTGATGCAGACGATTTACGGTCCTCCACGCTCGTCGGTCCTGAATGAGCTTCTGATGTCCACCTTCTTGCTGCACATCGCCATGCCGATCCTGGGCGCGGTGTTGTGTCTGCTGAGTTCGGCGGTGTCGAATAGGAAGCCTTTCGACGCAATGATTCTCAGTTGCGGTGGCGCGTTCTTCCTCGCGGCTGTGTTCTTGTTTTATGCCGCAACGTATTTCGTGTATCTACCGTATTGGTATGCGTCGTTTGCGTTTTGGCTGAGCGCTGGTATCGGCATGGGGTTCTTCCACAGGTGGTGCCAGTTGGTCGTGCAGTTCATCACCGTGAAGCGTAAGGGGTTGGTTGATCCGCTGCGAGGGTTGGAGCCATAATGGACTGGTGGCAGACGACTCTTCTGAGCGTCCTGACCGCTGGTGTCGGCATCATGCTAACTATGCTCCTCAACCGCAACAAGGACGCCAATGCTTTGGCGCACAAGGCAATCAACTCTACCCGTGCCCAGTTCGAGGTGATCGAAACCTTGAAGACCATCTCGTGGTTGCAGGCTGTTCGCCTGGACGAGTGGGAGAATTGGGGTAGGGAGGCCACTCAGGTGTTTAATGAGACGGCACGGATTCATGAGGAATGTGGATGCAACACTTCGCATCTCCCGCGAATGCCATCTCCACCCGAGGGGCATCTTGATCTACGACGTTACTGGCGACAGATTGAAGAGGCTGTCGCAGACAAGGAGTAGTAATGGATGTAGGGACTTTGCGTCGTGTCATGTCTCCTACTGATGTTTCTGACGCGAAGCTGGCTGAGTATCTTCCGCATTTCGTGGAGGCGATGAACGCTGCCCAGATCAATAATCAGCGTCGCTTTGCTGCGTGGTGTTCTCAGATTGGGCACGAGTCGGGTGGCCTCAAGTATATGGCTGAGATCAAGACATCCGATCCTAACTGGAGTTGGGACCGTACTCGTTACCGTGGCCGTGGACCTATTCAGTTGACGTGGCAGAGCAATTACCGCAAGTTCGGTGTGTGGTGCAAGAAGATGGGCTACGTGTCGGACAGTGAGCTGTTTGTGAATCAGCCCGAGCTTGTGGAGCAGCCTCGTTGGGGTTTCCTTGCGGCGGCGTGGTATTGGATGGAGGGTGGCCCAAAGCCGGGGCAGATCAACGGATTCGCGGACGCTGGGAATATTCTGGCTGTGTCGCGTTGTGTGAATGGTTGGGTGGAGTCGCAGCTTCCGAATGGCTGGACGGATCGTCAGGCTCGATGGAATCGCGTGCTGGCCATCCCGTTTGATGGGTCCTACACTCCTGCCACTACTCCTGAGCCTGGGTTCACTGGTGACCCGTGGTGGCTGGCTGATGTGTTGCGCGCGGAGGGTCTTCGCGTGTTCGAGGTGGATGGTTGGCAGAACCGTGGCCAGGGCGACCAGGGAACTTTCTGGGGGGTCATGTTCCACCACACTGGTTCTCCGAACGAGACTCCGGAGGGCATTGCCTTCCACCCGACTTTGGGTTTGGCTGCCCACATTCTGATCAAGCCGAACGGCGACGTGTGGGTGTGTGGTATCGGTAAGGCGAACCACGCTGGTCGTGGCGATTATCCTGGCCTGCCTACAAACAACGCGAACCCGGTGATGATCGGCGTCGAGGTGGCGATCCTGCCTCGCAAGGATGCTCCGCACCGTGAGGGCTGGCCAGATGTGCAGTACGACGCAACTGTGAAGGTGCATGCGGCTATTCTCCGCAAGCTGGGGTTGCGTGCCGATAGGTGTATCTCGCACCGTGAGTGGGGCGAGCGCGCGCAGGGCAAGTGGGACCCTGGCGCTATTGACATGAACATTCATCGTCGGGACGTGCAGGCCCGTATCGATTCGTTTAATCCCGTTGGGGGAGATGGAGGTTGGCTGATGGCTCTCTCGGATGCAGAGCAGCGTGAGCTTCTGGACAAGGTTCGTCAGCTATGGGGCGCGTCGTTTAATCCCGTTGGGGACACTGCGATCTTCGGTAATCCTGACCCGAACCACAAGATCCCGAACAAGGATCGCTTGACCTACACCGATGGCAATGTGTGGGATTCGCACGTGGCGGATCTGGCGAAGGCTGGTGTGGATTGGGCCATCGAGATTGTGGTTCGCACCGCAGCGGGTCGTGGGCCTCTTGGTGATGTGGATTGGGTGAAGGCATACGCCGTGAGCGTGCTGGAGTCGATCCCGAATAAGGAAGAGGTGCTGGGGAATTGGGACCCATCGTGAGCGATTGGCTCTATGACGCTGGTGCGTGGACGGGACGGAATCTAGTAGCCCCGTTCCTTGACGGGCTTTTGGACGAGGTGGGACCTGTTGTCTCCAAGCATGTTTCGGAGCGTGTCTCGCCAAAGAATTGGTTGAAGGGATTGTTCTCGTGAGTGAGAAGATCAAGGAATATGCGAAGGCTATCACTGCCTTCATCACCACTGCCGCTGTACTTGCGGGTGCGGTTCTAGCCGTGCCGGGGATCACCCTGTTGCTTCCGGCTACGTGGATCACCGTCCTGGGCATCGTGGCGGCTGCCGGTGTCGTGGGTGGTGTTGTTGCCGGTTCGCCAGCGAACAAGATCCCACCGGACAAGCTCAAGGATGCTGTGGTGAATGAGGTTGTTGAGGTGGCCAAGGGCGCTACGTCGTCGGTGCAGAAGGCGATCCGTGAGTACATGGACAACGCCTCGCAGCAGTTCCCGATGCCAGCAAAGACGCAGGTTACGGAGATTGGCAACCAGCTTCCACGTGTTGTACGTGACACCGTGGATTCTGTTGTGAACCAGGTTATTCAGGAATACCAGTCGAAGGTTAAGTAATGCGTGTAGCAGGTCAGTGGGTTGGCTGGGGCCTTGGGGATATCGATCCCAAGGTTCAGGATATGAAGCGCTTCCTCAAGCGCAAGTTCTCGTATGCCCGTGAGTCCCTTGATGATTCAGAGGTGTACGACGAGACCATGATGCGTGTCGTCATGCAGATGCAGGCCAACTATGGCGACCTAGACATCACGGGTGTGATGAACTACGCCACCCAGGTTCGCAGTGGTTACCTGAAGGTTGAGAAGCCGCCGCTTCCAACGCTTTACACCGTGCATGGCACTGGCGTGTCGATGTGGGACGGTCCCCCTGCGGACTGTGCTCGTCGCCTGCTGGACAAGTACCGCTGGCAGCCGGTGGGTAACTATCCCGCGTCCGCGTTCCCGATGTGGCCTTCCATTCAGGCTGGCTGCCTCGAATTGAATCGCCTGATCGAATCCACCCCAGGGAAGTTCACGCTTGCCGGGTACTCGCAGGGTGCCATGGTGACCAGCATCGTCTACAAGTACGACCTGCTGGACCCTATGGGCCGTCTGCATCATCGCCTCCCAGATTTCATGGGTGGTGTCACGTGGGGCAATCCGATGCGCGAGATGGGCAAGGCGTGGACCGATGGTGTCGGCGCGGTGGCAGGACAGAACAATGGCGGTATTGCGGAGGACCGCCTTGTCGGAACCCCTTGGAATTGGCGCGATTACGCACACAAGGGCGACCTGTACACTGACTGCGAGTTCGATGACGAGGGTGAGTACAAGCGCTCCGTGTGCAAGATTGTCATGGGGCATAACGTATTTGGTGGACCTGATTCGATTCTGCGTCAGGTGATCGAGCTGGGGCTTGACCCGTTCGGTGAGGCCATCCCGATGATCAAGGCTATCTCGGATGCGGGCATGTTCTTCATCAACCGCACCACGCCTCACATCAACTACAACGTGGGTCCCGCAGTCGATTTTCTCGCAGGACTGTAGGGTATGATTGTCGTATGGACGTAACGATTTTCAGCAATCCCGGCTGCCGTCTCTGTGTAGCCACAAAGAACAAGTTCGAAACCAAGGGCATCCCCGTGCATGAGGTCGTCATTGACGAGCTTCCTGAGGAATATCAGGAACGGGTGAAGGGGATCGGCTACACCGCTCTCCCCATCGTGATGGTGTACACCTCTGATGAAGATGAGGTTCCGGAAGTGTGGTCGGGTTACCGTCCTGAGATCATCCGAGAATTGGTAGCGTAGCGCCCTCTATTTGCCCCATAGACAGAAGAAACCCCCACCGGACGTGTGATCCGATGGGGGTAACTTTTTGGGAGCTTACAGCGTGATATCGGGGGGCATCTGGAACTTCGGGGGGATGCCCTCAGCCGCGCGAACCGCAGCGTCGCAGCCTTCCAGTGCCGCCACAATGGCGTCAGGGTTACCGTCCGCCGCGAGCAGAAGAGCCTTGTCCGCTTCCCAGCCGCCGACGACGAGGGCCAGTGCGGTGCCCATCGCGCGGAGCACATCCTGAAGCTCGGTGCCGATGCCCGTTGCCTGGGATGCGTGGTACATCTGGTTGATCCGAATGGCCAACTTGGACGCTTCGTCTACGATGCCCTTGTAGTCGTTCGCGGGGATCATGAGCGTTCCGCCTTTCGCGCGACGGCTGCCGCCTCCACAATGCCGACGATCTTCTCCATGTCGTTCTCGGAGAGAAGCTGGAAGGCCTCAGTGGCGGTCTTGCCTGCGAGCACGAGGCTCAGCACGATGGTGGTGGCGTCCAGCGTCTTCAGCTTCGCGTGGCTGACTGGCGAATCGTCAACCGCCTCAATGGCTTCCGCAGCTTCAGTGTAGACACGAACGACCTGAGCAATCTGGCTCTGAAGGTTTTCGTACTTGGAATCACTCATCGTTCAACAACTTTCGTAGTTCGTCGTCCAGGCCCGACGCTTCCCGTTGGGCCAACTTCTCTGCGCCGCGCTGAAGAATCGCCATACACGCTTCATGCCCAGCCTCCACGGCTTCGATTGCCTCGATGACATTCGCCCCGGCGACAATCAGGTTGAGCACCCGCGCCGTACCGAAGAGAACTCCCGCCACCTTTTGGTCTCCCATGTGTGCAGCCACTCGTGCTGCCTCATAGGTTCCGAGGGCGAAGTCGGCAATCTCCGATTCGAGATCGGGGTTGATCAGCTCATTCACTGTTCGTACACCAGCAGCGCGGGGAATGCGTCGTCCCGCAGGTCGTCCACGGGGTGGATTTCGAACGGCGCTCCGACGAAGTACCACTGCCCGCTGATGTTCTGCAACGCCATGTCGGCGCGCATGTCGCTGTCGGGGATGGTGGTGTTGACCCCGATGATGACGACGGAGCCTACGGGCAGCGCCTCCAGCTCAGCGGCGCTTGCGATTTCACGATTCAACGCACCCATGATTTCGCCTTCCAGAAGTCCAAGTACATGTCAGTCACCAGGTCGGTGACCTCTTCCTCGCTCACCCTATCAGGCACGTCGGTCTCGAAAACTGCTTTATCTAGCATGTCTAACGATAGATCGACGTAAGTCTCGACGGCGTCGAGAGCTACCCTCCCGCAACGGATGTCGAGCAGCAGGTCACGCATGGTCTGCGTCATGGGGAGGTAGAGTTCCCCACATGTGAGAAGTTCAGTAGCCTGAACCCCAATGCGCACAGCGTGATACGCGGCCTTGGGGTCGTATTCCCTTTCCAGCCGCTTCTTCTGCGAGAAGAGATACCCGGTGGCCGAGACGGCAAGTTGCTTGGTGATGAACATCTTTCGATATCCCCGAAGCCGGGTGCCCAGATAGTCGATGATGTGTACCTTGTCCATGGGCGTCCACAGCATGGTGATGGCTCCGAAGTCACCCTTGCACGCCAGCCTGGCCCAGCTTCTCAGCGTGTAGATGGTGCCCTCTGTCGATCCCGGTGGGGTCTTTGCGTATTCGGGGATGGGATTGCCCGATGGGCCAGTGCGGAAACGGTAACTCTGAAAGTTCTTGTGGGGACTGAACACAACCGATGGGGATTCGATACACACACCCTTGAGGTCCACGTCCGAGGTGGGGAGATCGGTCCCCATTACGGTAGAGCCGGTTTCGGCGAGGTAGATCAAGCCTTCGCAGGCGATCTGAGAACTCGTGGGATCACTCATCTTCCAGCTCCCTGATCGCGGCTGACAACATGTCACGGATGCCCCGCAACTCTTCCAGATCCAGCCTTCCGCACACCCATCCCTGAGTGCCAGAACTGTTGGTGCGCTTGAACTCCACAATCTTTCCGTACTGCCGAGCGTCAAAGGAGTTTTCGGGAAGCTTGATGATCTGCCAGTGCTCTTCCCCAACCCACTCGTTGTTGTTGTGGATGTAGAGAGCGACAACGTTCTCTCCAAACTGATTCTGGTACTGGCTCATGGGTGGGAGGTTACCTCGTTTCGTTTTTCGCGCCCGCGCCTAGTAGCGTTCCCCTGTTTCGTAACGACGGCAACGTGATCAACCGGAAGCTTGCGTACCCGTCTTCTGTCATTCCCTCATCCCTAGCTCGAAGAAGGTAAGTAGCTACGTCACTTGACCTTGGCTGCTCTCCCGCGCCGCGCGGCGCAAGCTCACACTCGCTTCGCTCGGCTCGGGTCGTGCTTCGCACTCATCCTCTACGCGAGTATCTAAGACGAACGACCGTTCGATAGGAATGATTTCCCAGCTCAAGCCACGTAGTGACCGTTGTCTCAAGGTGAATGCTGAGCCGCCCTAGCATATGAGACATGTTGAACTTTGCAGGACAGCAGATCGCAAGGAACGACTTCATCGGACAGGTGGCCCGCACCAACCAGGGCCTACGCCGCCGCATTGGAGTTGTCTTGGGCGACACCATGGGTGAGTACAAGGGTCAGCCGCAACCTCAGCTCCGTGTCATCTGGGCCGAGTACGATCAGACCACCAAGCGCTGGGACATCTCGAATGGTGTTGTGGCACCGGAGAATGTGTTCAAGCTGGAGCCAAGCACGCTGCCCCCGACGACGGTTCGCGGTCTCAAGATCGCAGCCGCTCGGGGATACGCGTGAACCCTGAACGACGCATCACGGAAATCATCGAGGCCCACCAGCCTGACGAGCATGCCGGTCACCTAGCCAACGAACGTTGGTGTAAAGGCTGCCCGCGCAACTCATTTCGCGTTTGGCCCTGGTCTGAGTTCCCCGCTCACCAGGCAGAGATGATCATGAACGAACTAGGCATTCACCGTGTGCGTCACAGCTTTTGGTCCTGGGGACGCAGGAAAACACGACACTATTGGAGACTCCGATGAGCGACGAACCGATCTACTATGAGTGGGAGCGCCGCACCGATGGCCCGCCCTGGTCTGTCAGGGATTGGCAGGGACGGTGGCATGACTTCGACACCGAGGAAGATCAACTCGCCTTCATTGAGCGCGACAAGCGAATGCTCGCAGCGGCTTCCGCAGATGCTCGTGCCGATGTGGTGGTGCAGATGACCCAGGCGTTCGAAAACCAACCGGATGTAGACTCTGGGCATGCCGAACAAGCAGTTGACCACACGGGCCAAGCTGAAGCGCAAAGAGCGGGAGCTGGGCGTCAAGGCAACCGACAATCCCGACGACGTTCGCGCCGTCTTGCAAACAGCAAGAAGGCTTCTGGCAGACGGCGATGAGCTTCTGAAAGACGGGTGGCAGGAAGTCCGTTCACGTGGCAAGCCGACCGTCTACTCTGTCGATGGCGCGGTGCGTAAGGCTCTCGACCTGGCCCACCCGCACAACCGGGACAAGACCTGGTGGGCTGTGAAGTATGCGCTGGAAAACGCGATTCACGAACACTTCCCCGACCGGAGTGGGATACTCCACTTCAACAGCCACCCTGATACGACCCTTGCCGAGGCTATCACTGTCTTCGACAGCGCCATTAAGGCAATGGGCCGCATCCAGGTGGCCGTGAGCAAAGCGAAAGGACGATGATGCGTTCAAGTGACAACTGTGCAGACCTTCTCACCGCATTGGCGAAGGCGCGCACAGAGATTGGTCCCGTCGAGAAGAGCGCTCAGAACCCGTTCTTCAACTCGTCGTACATGACGCTGGACGACATCATGGACGCGGTTCAGCCGGTGTTGGCGAAGAACGGTCTGTCAGTGTCACAGTGGCCGGATCAGTCGGTGAACGGTGAGCCTGCGCTGACAACCCTTCTCTTCCATGAGCCTTCGGGTCAGTACGTTCAGGCGACGGCAACGCTGGTGCTGGGCAAGAAGGACCCCCAGGCTGAGGGTTCGGCGATCACCTACCTTCGTCGCTACGCCTATGTGTCGATTCTGGGCATCAAGGGTGTGGAGCCTGACGACGACGGCAACTATGCGTCCCAGTCGGACAAGAAGGTGACCCGCACCGGCAAGGTGGCTGACGAGTCGAATGCGTCGGCTGAGGTGACCCGTCTCCGTAAGGAATTGGAGGTCGCCGCGAAGGCTGCCGGGTTGACGAGCGCAGCTCTGGCCAAGGGTTACCATGATCGGTACGGCGCGGATTACAAGCGGGACAACGATGAGACGCATCTTGCCGCTGCCCTGACTGAGATGCAGTTGAGGGTTAAGAGTGAGTGACATGCCTGTCGATAAGATGCCGTCCTGGCTCCCAGATCGCATCGCTGAGTATTTGAATAACTTTCTGGAGGAGCACCATCCGGTTTACGCCCCGACGTTGGGAAAGTTGGATGATGAAGGTTACTTCGAGGTCGTCGCCGAACAGGACGAGGGCACGTCGCGGTGGTCGCGGTACTACACGCTGGTCATCATGGGTCCGTATGGTTCACTGTGGGGCGTGGACTGCGAGGAGGGCCTGACGGAGTATCAGGACGTGGAAGAATGGAAGCTTTCTGATCCGTATCCCGTTGTGGCAGTTCCGGTTACGACCGTGACATACAAGAAAAAGGAAGCCTGATGCTCTACCTTCTAGGGCTGCTGGGGTTGCACCGCGTGAAGATCGTCTACAAGTCGGGCCACGTCGAGAAGTTCTTTGCGCACGAGTTCGAGTGGAAGCGTAATGGGTCTAACGTCTCTGCTACGTGGAAGTCTGTCGCATTGTGCAAGCGTCCCATGGATCTTCATCTTGATGAGATCGAGTCCGTCTGGCAGCTTTGGTGAAAAACGATGCGTGTTAGGGTATTTCCATGACCGACTACAACATCCCGCGCGAGGACAACAAATGGCGTCGTCCTCTGCTGTATCCCCCGAACGGGGATAAGCGGGTTGCGTATTCGCGTCCATCCACACTGGCCAAGGACATTGATTCCAAGGATGGTCTAATCCCTTGGGAGCAAACGATGGTCGCCATGGGCTTGGCGAAGTCGAAGTATCTCTACAATCGAGTGCAGGGCATCTTGGCGCGTGGTGGCAGTTGGGATACCGACAAGGCCGAGTTCAAGTCCATCATGGATGACGCGAAGAACGCGGCACAGTGGAAGGCCCAGGCGGATCGTGGCACGTCAATTCACGACCTGACCGACGCTGCGGAGCGAGGCATCCTCGACTGGCGTTACGTGGATGATGATCTGAAGCCGGTGATCGAATCCTACATGGAGGACATCGTTCCGCACTTCACTTATCTGGCTACGGAATGCTTTGTGGCTATTGACAAGCCGATTGAAATCCCGGGTAAGCGCAAGTCGGTTCTTCGCGCGGCGGGTTCGGTGGACAGGGTGTGTGAGTTCGATGGCAAGCGATACATTGTCGATGTCAAGTCCGGTCGGGACGATATGTTCCGGACTTCTGTCTGTGGTCAGCTCTACCTCTATTCGCGTGGCTGGCTTTACCGTGACGATCTCGTTCACGCGAATTCCGAAATCACCTGGGCGGACTGGAGATACGATGGGGTCAACCCGTCGGCGCGCGCGGAACTTGGCGTTGAGCAGGATCGAGCTATCATGCTTCAGGCACCCAAGGTGCCCGACCGCGATGGCACTTGGCGCTGGAAGACCTTTTGGATTCCGCTTGATCGTGGCGAACAGGTGATCATGGCGGGCCAGTACATGCGGAAGGCGCGCTACATCCCCGAGTTCAAGCGAGTGGAGTTCTGATGCCTCAGGGTGGCGTGTACGGTGATGACTACCGGCCTACTTACCAACTTATCGTCTCCGGTGAGTTGAACGCAGAGAGCGTGGACTTTTATCTCGCAACGCTTTTCGAGTGGGACCAGGAAGACCCCGAAGCGACATGGAAGATCCTCATCAACTGTCCCGGTGGTGAAACTGAGTCTGGCACAGCGCTTTACGAGGAGCTGTGTGCCTACTCCCGACGCGGGGGCGGAACCCACGAGATCGTGACGGTGGCTGCCGGTCAGTGCGCATCCATGGCGACGTTGCTGATGCAGGCTGGCGACTGGCGGGTCTCTGGTGAGGCTACCACCTGGCTTTTCCATATGCCCGAGACGGGCGTGGGGGAGACGATGCAGACCATGGCAGACGCTGCGGCTGATCTGGATCATCTGAAGAAGTGGATGAAGATCACCGACGCAATGCTGTTGGAGCGTACCAATTTGACCCCCGACTGCTATTACAAGCAGATCACGGGAGGTATGTGGCTTTTGACCGGCCATGCTGCCAAGACATACGGCTTCGTGGACGAGGTGCGATGATGAAAGTCGTTGTGACATAACGATGTTCCGAAGAAGTATGAATCAAAGAAAGCGAACGAAAGGTGCAATCATGGCTGAGATCGATTACACGGACGACAACTTGAACATCTACCTCGCGGATACCGAGTACGTCCAGAACACTGAGCAGTTGATGGAAGCTCTCACGGGTTCGGCGGTCGGTATCGTGCTCTCCCACATCGCGGAGAAGCTGGGTGTGGATGTGGCTCTGAACCTGTACGGCAGCATCCCGCACGACCGGATTGTGAACCGTGCCCACCAGGCGGCTGAGGCGCAGCGCGTCCGCTTCTCGTGATGGAATACGAGTTTCCCAAGCAGTACCGCGTCAGGTCGATTCCTATCGCGGCGATGCAGTGGCGGGGTACCAACCTCACGTCTCTTCGGGCGTGGGGTGCCCCTGTCATTATGGATGGGGATACCGGCAAGCTGTCGCTGTTCGACCAGACGGGCGAGTGGGTTGAGCTTTCGCTGAGGGATTACGTCATCAAGACGAATTCCGGTTGGGCCAAGCTGAATTGGCTCACATTTGAAGAAACGTACCAAGAGGTCACTGATGCCGATTTTGACACCCCAGAACATCGTTGACGCCCTACACAAGGCGGACAAGGAACTGGATGAGCTTGTGACGCAGTTCGTTTGGTTCAAGGCCCAGAAGGAATGGTGGGAAGGCCAGCTTGAGTACAAGCTCGCCCGATCTAAGGTGCTGGACACTGGCGCTGCCACCAAGTCCAAGGAGGCCGCGATCAAGTGGGTGCGCGAGAACGAGATCGTCAAGGTGTCGTGGCTCGGTGACATGCTCATGTCTCTGCATGACTTCGTGCAGTACTGTTCGACCAGTTTCGACCTGATTGCCAAGAAGTACAACGCTTTAGAGACGCACATCATGATCTTGACGGTCGTGAACAAGAATGTGATGCAGGACTACACGAGGAGCTGATGGCTAATGAGCCTGTGGAGTAAGTTCCATGACTTCATGGAGCATGGTCGCCCCGTTCCCCCACCTGCCGCGCCACCTCCCGGTCCTGGATTTGTCCCGCAACAATTCTCGCTGTATGTGCCGTTCTGGCTGCAAGAGAATGTGCGGATCACGATGCGGATGCTTGGCCAGAACAGCCAGGTCTCACCGGAGATGCGCGAGTACGTCAACGCGTGGCTGGATGAGTATGACGCCCAGCTCATGGAATGGCTCAAGGAGTCGTACGGAGAAGGCGTTGGGGCACTTGCTGATACGATCACCAGGGATGTGTTCGAGCAGCAGAAGAAGGCTGCCGACGAGGGGATGCAGGCGCATGTGGACGAGGCCATTCAGAACCTCGAAGAGCAGTTCAGGGACGACGATGAATGACCCGCTGATTCCGCTCTCGATTTCCGAGATTGTTTACGTCGCACTGTCTGTAGCGCAACAGTCCTCAAACTTGGACGACCGTACCAAAGAGAACATTGGGCTGATCCTGACCTCATACCGCACGAAGCGGGACACCTATCTGACATCTCGGGGCATTTCCGCCGAGGATATTTCCGAAATCACTGCCGCCGCTGCGGAAGCCATGGCGAACTGGTTGGATGACCGTGCGCTCAAGGCCGATCTGGCTGAGGGCATCATGGACGAATTCGAAAGGGACTTCAGTGAATCCCAAGCGCAAGATCGTAATCAAGGTGCCACGTCACGTCGGCGAGAAGAGGTCGAAGGTGACGACGGCGATTGGGGACCTGACGACATCGCCCCCCCAGGTGGTGGATGGGACCCTGGTGGCGGGGCGGCTGATCCTGGTGGCCAGGGGAATTCCTGATCGAGAGGTCAGGGAGTTCAGGGGGACTAAGGCGTACAAGGAAGACGGGAAGCTGCATGTCTACTACGAAAACGAATGGGTCACTTATGAACTCATTCCGAACCCGGTTGTCTGGTCGGACGGGCCTCCCCATCCTGACCATCTTCAGCTTGCTCGCAGGCTGGATTGCAGTGTGGGCGTACAGGAACCGCGAGAACCTGATGATCTACCTGGTGTCGAGTAGGTGCCGGGGATGCGACTTCGAAACCATCGCAGAACATCGCCACGCCAACGTCCTGGGCAGATTCTTGTACGTGTGGCGCTACAACCTGTGGGACCGCGTGTTCCCCGACAAGCGTCCTGTCCCGACGCCTGACCCCGGTTGGTGGATCGAGTATGAGAATGCTTGGGTTAATCAGTTTTCTAGGGAAGACAAGGCGCACATGGGGTCGTGGGTCCGCGCCAAGCAGGGGTACTGGGTTTGGGTTACGGATACCCCGCAGTTTGACCGAGACTTCTTTGACGCACACGGATTCAAGTTCCCGCCGAAGTGGATCACCCAAGCAATGAGGGACTTCTACTATATCGGTGCTGATGATCTGTCAGTCATCGTCAATTTTGAACCGGGAGGATAGATCATGGCACTGGAAGATGAAGCCAAGTTCATGGACGACAGCTTCGCTGTATGTGGTCGAATGACTGGACCATTCGGGGATGAGATCGTTCGGATCACGCTGGAGTGGGAGAAGGACCCGCGCAACGCGGTGACCTGCCTGGCCAGGGTTGCTGAAAACTCGCAGATATTGGCCGCATTATTCAGCGAGTCAACGGAATTGGCGAAGGAATATGAAGCGGGGCAAGAAGAGCGCGAATGAACGTGCAGCCCGAAACCGCTGCATCCCCGTTGTTTACGCGCGTTCACGAGGTATCTGTGAGCGATGTGGACGACGAGAAGGGGAGTCCTACCACCATCGTGTCAATCGATCCCAGGGCGGCTGGTGGACTGTCGACAACATTGTTCATCTCTGCGGAGACGGGGTGCGTGGTTGTCACGGGTGGGTCACCGAGCATCCGAGTGCCGCCGCTGACGAGGGGTTCCACGTAAAGCGTTGGGAGGACCCGGCTTCCGTCCCGATCCTCCTACACGGTGCCCAGAGGGTGCTACTGAGAAATGACGGGACTTATCATTACATGGAAGAGATTGAGGAGTAGCAATGCCTGCACCGAGTGTAACTGTCGTCGGTAATCTGACCGCCGACCCCGAGCTGCGATTCACCCCGAGTGGCGCGGCTGTCGCAAACTTCACGGTCGTGTCCAATGACCGTTTCCTCAAGGATGGGGAGTGGCAGGATAAGGACCCCGTGTTCCTCCGCTGCAACGTGTGGCGTGAGTACGCTGAGAACGTCGCTGAGTCGCTGACACGCGGCACCACCGTGATCGTCACCGGCAAGCTCTCGCAGCGGAACTTCGAGGACCGCGAGGGGAACAAGCGCACCGTCGTGGAGCTGGAGGTCGATGAGATCGGACCCGCTCTGCGTTTCGCCACGGCGAAGGTGAGCAAGGCCGGTAAGCGAGAGGCAGCCGCTTCCAGCAGCGGTTGGTGAGTAGGAGGATAGATGGGAATCACAGCCCAGCGCAATAAGTTTCGTGCCGCGTTCGATGCCTTCTGGGCGGAGTATCCGAAGCACAGCAAGATTGACGAGGCTGAGGTTGCCTTCTATCGGGTCTGCGAAAAGGGAACTGACCCAGCGGAATTGGTGCTGAAGGCACGGGCGTACGCCAAGACGGTTGATCCGGAAGACCTACGCTACGTGCCCGCACCGTCCGCTTGGCTCCGAGATGGGGCCTATGCCAATGCGGACCTGTTCACCACCGACGCGGAAGAAGAGCGCGCCTGGTTCAAGAAGCAGTGGGAGACAGCCAATGTCACCGCTGTGGAGAATCGCTACCAGGTCACTTTCCCCAAGGCTTATCCCCCCGACGACATCACTTCGGAAGCCCAGTTCAATTTCTGGTTCCGTGAGAAGTGCCGGGAGTGGATTGCAGAAGTTTACAGGAGCAAGGTCGAGTGCCAGCCTACGACGAGCGAGCAGAGCAGTCTGTTCTAGGATCAATTCTTATCAACCCCAAGTGCTTTGGCGAGATTGAAGGTCTCAGGTCGGAGCACTTTTTCATTCCCACTCATGGGTACATCTTCGATCTGATGCAGCGGATGCATGCTGAGGACACGGAGCTGGACGCCATCACCATCTTTGCCGAACTGGACAAGGAAGGGAAGCTCGCCAAGGTCGGCGGCGCGGGGTATCTGCACGACCTGCTGGAGGCTCCGAAGTCACCCGCCAACATCGGCTACTACGCCAAGGTGGTGATGGAGAAGTGGAAGCTCCGCACCGTCAACGACATCGGCACCAGACTCGCCTCTTTGCAGACGGACGACATTGAGGACATCCCCATCCTGTTGGAGCGTGCGCATACGTTCCTGGATGAGATTGACGCTGAGGATGATTCGGAGTCCGCTGATCTTCGTGAGCTGTATGACGGCTGGCTGGAGTGGCAGGCGGATGATCGCCCGTTCATTGAGACCCCGTTCCTCGCGGTCAACGACCTGCTGAATGGCGGTATGGTTCGTCAGCGGATGCTTGTGGTGGGTGCCCGACCCGGTTGCGGCAAGACGGTTTTCGTTTCTCAGCTTGGTTTCTATGCTGCGCTGCAACACCTTTCGGTGCTGATGTTCTCGATGGAGCTATCGAAGAACGACCTGATGTCTCGCATCATCGCCATGGCCGCGCGAGTTCCCTACAAGGAATTGAACTCTCGTCGGCTCGCTGCCGAGACCAGGGGTAAGGTCTCCCAGTGGATCAGCGCCGCGCAGAATCTCAAGTTTGAGGTGGACGACCGCGCTGACCTCACCATCGAAGAGATCATGCAGAAGTGTCGCATCCACAAGCAGCGTCACGGACTCGATGTGGTGGTCATTGACTACATTCAGGAAGTCGAAGAGTCCAAGGGCAATTCGCGTGAGCAGGCCATCGCCTATATCGCCAAGCGTGCCCGTCAGATCGCCAAGAAGCTGGACGTGGTGGTGATCGTCGCCGCGCAGCTCAACCGAAACCTCGAAGACCCGAAGGGTAAGCCGCGTCTCCCGGTCAAGTCTGACTTCCGTGAGTCTGGTGGCATTGAGAACGTGGCTGACGTGGCCATGATTTTGTCTAGGACGGTAGACAAGGATGGGAATGAGTCGAAGATCCCGAAGATGAACCTGACCTTCGTGAAGAACCGTCAGGGTGAAGAGCGCACGATCCAACTGCTGGAGCGGTTCGATCAGCAGCGCTTCGACAACATCTTTGGTTCGACCACGGACGACATGAGGCATAATGATGAAGCTGTGGCATAAGCATGACGAGTGGACGCAGCACGCCTCGTGTTGGGGGTCTGAGGACCACACACTGCCCCCAGAACGTGTCCCCACGTGCAATCACCTTGACGAAGAATTGCACCTCCCTGTGGCCGATGTGGAGCGCGTTACGGAGATTTGTGGTCGCTGCCGGGTGAGGCCTGAGTGCATCAAGTGGGCCACCAACCCCGATGCCCCAGCGTCGTCGGTTTGGGTTGCGGGACGGTGGATTCCAGACAAGAAGCGTGCAGCCCGAAGGGTCCGTGAGGAATTGGTTCTCACCCTTCCGCATGAGCTAGAATCCCGTGGGGAGGATGTCTGATGGAGATTTACGTGGTGGTGGGGTTCCGCGAGGATGGCTCTCTGGTGACTCATCTGGTGGCTGACTACTATGCCCAGCGCCGCAACATCCCTGAGGTGCGCTCGTACACAAACCTGTCCGTTGCCAAGAGTTTTCGTACTCGCGCTGTGAACCTTCGGGACAAAGGTGACTATGCCGGTCGCCGCGCCAACCAGGAAGCTGTGGACATTCGTATTGCCAAGATTTCCTTTGGCGCAACCGATCTGGAGTGGGTGGAATGATGGATACTTACACCGTTGTTCAAGTTCAGCCGAATGCCACTGTCAGCACTGCTAGCCGGTGGCTACAGATTCGTCCACATGTGTACGCGACACCGGGCCAGGCTCGTGCTTTCCGGACGAATGCCGCCAAGGCCAACAATCGCCGTGCGGGCTTCCGGATCGATGCGTATCGGATTCTGCACACGCACATTGACCTCATGACGTATGAGGTCACGACGGATTGGATTGACTGATGATTGAACTGGCGAAGATCAGGTACGGCAAGGAAAGTGAACACATGGCTGTCATTGACCTGGACCCGCACCGGGGCAACTTGTCAGTGTGGGATGCCGAGTACATGTCACCGGATGAGTTCAAGGAACTCGCCCAGGCGATGATCCGCGCCGCGCAGGCAGCACCCGGTGTGGCCGAGGCTTGGCGGAAGCAGCAGGCTGACATCGCAGCGGCACGAGACAGGTTCGAGTCGGAGGCGGCGAAGTTCGGTGTCGCGTAGTCGTGCCTCAGCTCGCCAGGCGGGCAGTGCATTTGAGACGCAGACATGCAAGACGTTCTCAGATGCGTTCCCCGAGTTGGAGATTCATCGAAGTCCACGCTGGGGAGCTAAAGATAAGGGGGACTTGACAGGTGTCAAGACCTCCCGAGTGACGCCCGTCACAATCACGTTGACGTTGCTCCCTGTGCAAGCAAGACTCGCCGTCGAGTGCAAAAACGTCCATGACCTGTCACTTCCCTCAGCACTCAAGGAAGCCAGGATAGAGGCCGAGAATGCGGGAGCGGAAGTGGGCATTGTAGTGCATAAACGCTTCGGCACGACCGACCCACTCAAGCAGATCGTCAGCATGGAAATGGGCGATTTCCTGCGCTTGCTAGGTCGCCCCCAGTCGTAAGGACCTGTGTGAACCCCTCTCTTGATCAAGTAGCTCTGTGTGGCCCTGTGACCAAGGATTACGATCCCTGGTTCGAAGAGGATGATCTTGAACTTCAGATTGAAGCGCGCTCGATCTGTATGCGTTGCCCCATCCGCGTCGATTGCCTATTCCATGCTGTCGTAAACGATTTGGAGTACGGCATCTTCGGTGGGCTGAGTCCGGAAGAGCGGAAGCCGGTGCGGGACAAGCTGACTCAGCTTCCTCGAAATGAGTTGCAGCGCTTGGTATCCAAATACGAGCTTCCCAAACTTCCTGAACCCCCAGTGCCAGAAGAACTTACAGGACACGAGGCCTCCGTGGTCACCAAGATGAGCCTGCGCAACACTCGCGCTCAGCAGGCATACGAGAAGCTGCGCAACATGTCCGTCAACGACGTGACACACTACGAGGTGTACATGGATTGCGTCCGTGGCGTTATCGACAACCCCATGAAGAACGGAGAAGAGATCGCAAAAACGTTGGGGCGCAGTACCGCCATGTTCAATCAGAGGTTGCGGGAATGCTTCAACTTCTGTGGCGTGTAATCAGTGTTAGAATCAGGGTGGAGGTAGAGCGTGGCTCCCTCTGGCCCTGCTGATCATCTGGCTTTGCATTCTCCGCAAGCGTCAGCGGGGCCTCTTCTATGTTCAGCCTGCAATGAGCGACCTGTCCGATATAAAAATCGGGGGTTGTGTCACCCCTGCTATGTGAGGCCACCATCTGAACGAGGCAAACCCCGCAAGAAAATCCGCCGAATGTTAAGCCCCACTTGCTCTTACGACACGGCGCACACAAGATGTAAGAATCTGTGGGGCTCGGCTTCCCTGTATCCCTGTATTCAATGCAGCGAGCCTGCACGTGAATGGGCTTATGATGGAACCGACCCTACAGAGATGATGGGGTTTTCGGGAGCCCCTGGTACGAAACGGCAGGAGCGGCGCGGTGGAACTGAGATGGCGTATTCCGCGTGGCCAGAGTTTTACATGCCTATGTGCAGCACTTGCCATTCCGCGTTTGACCACCCGGGCGACGTTGGTACGAACCCTGATTGGTGAAAACTGATCTGGGTTATGGTGGTGTACATGAAAACTTACATTGCGGGGCCGATGTCGGGTATCCCCGAATACAATCATCCGGCCTTCAACGCGATGGCGAAACGCTTGCGGGACGTTGGTATTGACGTTCTGAACCCGGCTGAGATTGATGCCGCTGACCCGCATGATATGCCCGTGCAGCCGTGGGAGTTTTATCTGCGCCGGGACCTGGAATTGGTTGCGCGGGAGGTGGATCGGATGGTGATGCTTCCCGGCTGGAGAGAATCCAAGGGTGCGCGTTTGGAGCATCACGTGGGGAAGGCTTTGAAGATGGAGATCGTCTACCCTTCCCGGTTCGAAGAGTGGTTCGAGGAGCAGCAGAAGAAGGCGTATCAGTATGCCTGAGAACAGGATTGGCCAGCGGATCGAGGTTGGCGACGTGATCACCCACACCACCGCATCCCAGCATGCCTCCCTCTCACTCGGTTTCGTGCGTGGATTCACGGAGACGAAGTGGCGCGGCACACAGGTCAAGGTCACGTGGGTGTGGAGTGGTGGCTACTCCCGCAAGGGTCGCATTGTGAAGACCATGGTTGGCCTCAGAACTGTCACCAAGATTGATCCCTCCACTATCGACCCTGAGCTTCAGGTGCTACTCAACGATGAGATGATGGAGGAAGGGCTGTGACCGAAGTTCGCAAGACCTCAAAGACTGGAGGCCAGAAGGGCAGCAAGCCTCAGCAGCCAGCTCTCATCCCATCTGACGTTCTCTTGGAGCTTTCCGAGGTGTATGCCATCGGTGCCGAGAAGTACGATGACCACAACTGGCGTAAGGGCTACGAGTGGCAGCTTTCCATCAACGCGGCGATGCGTCACCTCATGCTGTTCAATGCCGGTGAGGATTACGACATCTGCAAATGTGAGAAGCAGAACGATCCGCCCGCGTATCCGTGCAAGGGTTGTGGTGCGACCGGCAAGAAGCACATCCTCATGTGTGCATGGCACTGCATATCCCTGGCTTGGTATATGAACAACAAGCCCGAGTTCGATGACAGGGCAGCCCGTTTCGATGAGAAGCAGGCCATCGTGAAGACTCCGAAGTTCGATGATCCCGTTCTGATGACGACGTGGGAAGACCTCTATGTTGAAGGGTCTTGCGAGGATCAGTACGAGTTGAACCAGGAATGGCATCGGGACCACATGTGGAAGTCGTTGACCCACGGCCTGATCTACAGGTACAACCGTGACGATGCCAACTGGGCATCGTGGGATGCGGGCGATCAGTGTTGGGTCGATAGCATCTTCGAATATCCCATCAGGGAGATGGGGCCATTCCGCGTGTTCACTGGAGAGTTGCCGTGACATTGGGCGCGAAAGTCACCATAGGCCTCTGGGGCGCGGCCATCTTCTGGGACCTGATTTGCCCTGAGGGGCAGACGGTTTCGGAAGCGGTCGAACGAGGCCTGAACAACCCGCGTACGGAACCCTTTGTGCTACTTGCACTTACCACCACAGCGCTGCATTTGATGCGGTCGGTGGACCCGAAGTACGACCTGTATTCGATTGGGTTCAACGTGGTTGACAAACTGCGAAAGAAGAATCATGAGTGAACCAAGGGTAGTGACGCTGGACATTGAGCGTCAGAGCGCCATCGTTGGCGGTGTCTGGCAACTCAAGCAGCACGGCTACATCCCGCCGAGGAACATCATCATTCCCGCTCGTACCATCTGTTTCGCGTGGAAGTGGTGGGGAGAAGACGAGATCCACTTCTCTTCGGAGTGGGACCCGTACGACGACGGCACAATCTGTAAGCCGTTGCCTTACAGGAACACTGGACTTCTTGAGGTGTACCCCGGTCACGAAGATATGATTCGCCGCGCGCGAGATGTCATGTCGCAGGCCGACTTTGTGGTGGGGTGGAATTCCAAGCAGTTCGACATGGGCAACCTGCGTTCGCACATGGCCGAGTATAACATGAATCCCCCTGCGCCGCACCACGATCTGGACCTCATCAAGGTGTCCCGGTCCCAGTTCGGTTTCATGTCACACACTCTCGAAGAGGCGGCGGCGCACTTTGGTCTCGACGGCAAGATGCCCCATTCCGGCGAGCTGTGGAACGACCTGCGTTGGCTACCGTACTTCGACCCCGATGGGGAGAAGCTACAGACCTCCCGCTCCCTCATGAAGCAATACAACCAGCGCGACGTGGAACTCACCGAGCAGGTCTTCATGAAGATGATCCCGTGGATTCCGCGTCTCAACCTGTACGGCAACCCCGAACTCGCAGACGAGTTGGATGCCGATATCCGTTGCCGTCGTTGCAATTCCGACGACCTCGATTGGACTGCCGCTGGCCCGCGTCGCTTCTCGTCCTACTGGTACAGGCGTTTCCACTGCCGGACCTGTGGCGGATGGGGACATGGTAATAAGAGCTACTATCGCCAAGAGACCAGCTCAGATTGAAACGCTGCCTGAGGTGCGACCGGCTGAAGCCGCATGGTCAGTTCAGTCGATGGAAGCACGGAGACGGATACCAGACCTGGTGCAATCATTGCTTCCGGATTTGGCGATATCGCCTTACCCCGCAACAGTTTTCAGCCATGTACGAGACCCAGGCTGGCCGCTGCGCCATTTGCATTGAGCCTATCGAGATTGAAACTTGTTGTATCGACCATGATCACAAGTGTTGCCCCGGTAATAGATCGTGCGGCAGGTGCGTGCGTGGCCTGCTCTGCAAGAGCTGCAATCATGGATTGGGGGACTTCAGGGAAGATGAGTTGATCATGAACCGGGCCATCGCCTATGTGGCGAAAACTGATCGGCTATAAGATCATCACATGGGTTATTTCAGCACCTCCCACAAGTACGCTCCCGGTCTCGGTGGCGCTATGGAGGGGGAAATGAAGAAGATTCTCCGACAGTGGCGCAGGGCCGGTATCGGAGTCGTACGTGAGAGGAAGAAGTAACATGGCTGCACGTCGTAACAAGCTGCGCGAGGTCAAGACCAGCGTCGAACTGGCTGAGCTGAAGCCGTTCTCGGTGATCCTGTTGGGCAATTCGGAGCGCCCCGACCTGGGTGGTATCGCGGTCCAGCGTGCCGACGAGCCTGACGCCTGGTACCCGGTGCGTCTCGGTTACAGCCTGACGACTGGCGACATCGCCAGGTTTCTGCACGAGGGCAAGGGTGACCTGAACACCGCGTTCGTCGTGTACGAGGGTGTCGAGCAGGAAGAACTCGACGGCTGGGACGAAGTGCTGCACCCCGAAGAGAGGGCGGATGAGGGTGAGTGACCCAACCGCAATCACCATGAACAGCAACGGAAACCGGATTATCGGTGTCACTGCTCATGGTGGTATCGGGTTCGATGCCCCGCTGGTCTCGCAGATCAAGGGTAACCTATACCAGGGCGGCAACGACTTCCGCGTCCAGCTCGATCCCCGCTTCCAGCACATGATTTCGCTGTACCCGTGGGGGCGGTACCCGTTGGCGCATCCGCTGGAGACCGAGGTGTACATCACCATGTACGACTCCACCGACGAGGCCGCGCCCCAGTTGGACATCTTGGCCAACCTGGTGAATGTGTGCCGCGCTGATGGCCCCACCCTGGTCCATTGCCAAGCGGGATTAAATCGTTCGTCTCTTGTCGTGGCCCGTGCCCTGTTCCTGGGCGGGGATTTCAATGACGGCAATGAGATTGTGGACTTCATCCGTCAGCGGCGTTCCCCGGCATGCCTGTGCAATCCGCTCTTCGAAGAGAAGGTGCGCTCGTGGCAGCGTTGAGCCGCATGGGCAAGGTGTGGGTCATCGTTGTTGGCTCTGTCGATGACTACGAGAGTTGGCATATCGACGGTGAGCATATGTACTACAGCGAGGCGCAGGCGCGTCGCCACGCACCCTTTCATGCTTTCGGCGCAAGTGGGGTGCGTCGTCCGTGGATTCACTTGCTAGAGTTGGATTTTACTGGCGGCAACATCGAATGGGCTTGGCGCGATGATATACTTGAGGGAGACAAATGATTCCGGATGGCACCAAGCGTAAGTGCGCTGGCGGGGATCACGACATCAAGTTCTCCCGAGTGTTGGGTTGGCATCACACGTCCAAGCAGGACTGGATTGACCAGCCGCACAAGGCATCTCCCAGGAAGTACAAGCGTGTGCGACCTGAGTCATGAGCCGATAGGCATCATTGGCGGGATCAAAGTGGTTGTGTGCAAAGACATCCCGCCCAGTGGCTTCTCCGGAATTGTAGTACCGGAGGGGTTCTGTGGCACGACGTGGGAAGAAGCGCAAGGGAACTCGCAAGTCGCTGAAGAAGCCACGGCTGTACGACAAGCTGCGCCGTAAGGGGTACTCCAAGGAAAAGGCAGCAAGGATTTCCAACGCGGTCGCCAACGGAACGATTGACCGCCGTAGGCGTAAGCGCCGCTAGGAGATTCCAATGCCGACGAGTAGTGCCAATGGGCCACGCTCCCTTGGTCGTACAGGATCTCGCTACCTTTCAGCGCGACGACAAGTGTTGGAAGCCAACCCGATCTGTCACCTGTGCGGGGAACTCATTGACCTGGACTTGAAGTGGCCCGATCCCATGTATGGGACGGCTGACCACATCATTCCGGTCAAGGATCTTGCACGTGACGATCCCAGGCTCTATGACCCGAAGAACCTTAGGCCAGCACATCTTTCGTGCAATGCGCGCCGAGGTTCGACTAAGCACAAGGTGGACCACCCCAATAGTCTTGTTTTGCGCATGGGCTGATACAATCAAGGTGGAAAGCTTTCCCTTTTAGGAGATATCATGGCAGACGTAGAATACCCAGAACCGGGTAAGGGACCTTTCGGTGTGACCGCACCTTCGAAGGCTCAGAAGGCTGAAGACCTGGCGAAGGTTACTGCACCAGAAGTGACTTCGGTGAATCCGGAGCCGTACACCGAGGAAGAGTTGAACCATCGCTTCAACCATGTTCCTGGCGACAGCTTCGCGGGTGACCCGGCGATCACCATTCAGGGCATCAACGACTAACAGCCGAAAACTGATACCGGATATGATGAGTAGGACCGAGAGACAGGGTTCACTCTCTTCCGGCTAGCAGGTCCCAGCTAGTGGTCGAAATGGGACCATATGCGCTGATAGTGTAGTGGTAACACGGCAAGCTCCAACCTTGCTATCTGGGGTTCAAGTCCTCATCAGCGTGCTTGTGCTTTTGATAACTACATAGTGAATCTTTATGGGGCTGACAGGTTTTCGATTACGTGACTAGAGAATTCGAGAAGCGTGCCAGTATGTGTTCCACTGTGATGGGCACGAACCAATAAACGCAGTCGATACTGACGTTGACTTTGCGATGTGGGAGGCCGAACTGGCTTCCGACCTCGTTGCTGCCTGAGGGTAGCAAGTCCGTTCCGCCACAAGCCAACTGAGGGCGTGTGGATTTGGGGCGTGGTAAAACTCAGAACCACAGGGGATTAACAGCCTTTATCTGCGACCTGTTCAAAACGCACAGAGGGCAACCCGGTCGGCGGGTAACCCGTTCTAGTCCGTGGCTGATTGTGATGCTAAGCGAGGGATGAAGATTCAGCTCACTACGCACGTAGAAGGCGTATTTGATAGACGTAAGACCCGGGTTCGATTCCCGGCAGCTCCACAGAGCGGAAGGTCTGGGCTCGAAAGCCCAGTCAAGAGGTGTTAGGCGTTGGAAGCGTAAACCCTTTTGGTGGTGTAAAGTCAGCACGCCCGCGTTATTCTTGCCAGGCCCGTGCTGGCGTCCAGTGAGAGAGCCCGAATGAGCGACGGGCAATGCGGGAAATCAGGGTGTGGTGTAGTGGTCGCATGGCTGCCTTGGAAGCAGGCGGACGCAGTTCAATTCTGCGCACCCTGACGATGCGGGCTAGTTCCCGCGAAAACTGATGGGAGATAAGGTCAATGGCGGATACGCGTTATTACGGCACTGCTGAGTTGAGCAAGGCCGCACAGGAAAAGTTGGAAGCGAAGAAGAATCCGAAGCCGAAGGTGGCTCCACGTCCCGAACCGAAGCCGGTTGCGCCGAAGGTTGAGGCCGCGAAGCTTCCGGAGAAGCGGGACGAAAAGAAGGACTAGCAGTTTTCCAGTTCCCCTGCAACTCAATGGAACTGGTGGTGGAAATCAGACGGCAACTCCGTTTGGCCCTGGGCGCGCCTACCCGTCCGCAACCCGGTAGGCGACTCGGTCGTTAGTGAAGATGGAGATCACGCGGGCCTGAAAAACCCGAGACGCAGGTTCGATTCCTGCACGACCGGCCTTTTGCGGTGTAGTGGAGTTCGGTACCATGCGAGGCTCATAACCTCTGCGACACGGGTTCAAATCCCGTCGCCGCGACCAAGAATTGGGGCAAATCATGCGTAAGGAATACAACGACCGTTGGACTGCTGAGCTTCGTGAGCCTTATGCCTCTGAGCAGCAGGACGACGACGAGGAAGATTGAAAAACTTTGCGTCAGACGCACATTGGGTAGTGCAGCGGTCTGTAAAACCGTCGCCTTCGGGCATTGGGGGTTCAAGTCCCTCCTGACGCACTTTAAGGGGTTGGTACCAAACCCCTTCGGCTTAAGAGTATTTGTGCCGACTGAAACAATGGCTCCCCAAAATGGGGGTATCGTATAATGGTATTACGCCTGCCCTGCAAGCAGGTCATTGGGGTTCAATTCCCCATACCTCCACGGGGATTCAGGTTCTCGTTCGATTCGAGATGCGACCCGTCGCTGAATCCACAATGCCCGCTTAGCTCAATGGGAGAGCCACCGGCCTACACCCGGTAGACGAGAGTTCAATTCTTTCAGCGGGTACTAGAAAGGGAAACCTGAGCCGAGACAGGTGAAACTATCGGTAAGCCGCCCGGGGCTGGACCGGGACGATGGCTCGTTATGCAAACCGGCAAAGCAGCCTGCCTTAGAAGCAGGTGTTTCAGGGTTCGACTCCCTGGCGAGCTACGTAGGAAGCGGTGAGAGCCCGTTCCCTTAGACCCCAGAAGGGGAGCAGAGGGTTGATGGTCGTGTAGGCAAATGGCAAAGCCGCCAAGCTCAAACCTTGGTGTTTGTGGGTTCAACTCCCACCGCGACTACGTTTAGCCCCTAACGGGTCCGAGTCTTGGGAGTTGTCGTTCCCCAAGTCCGAGTGCTAAGCAAAAACCCCAAAGGCCAAGGGGTAACGACATTTTGAGGGTGAAGTGTTAACGGTATGCACGGCTGTCTTCCAAACAGCAAGAGCGAGTTCGATTCTCGTCACCCTCACGCGTGTTGGTCGTGATTCGTGAAACGCGACTAGGGTTGTAACCTGTTGCCGTGCACAGCAACTGAAGAACAGTATGTGGACGTGATGTAATGGTAGCCTCCCCGCTTGCCAAGCAGGGTGTGCGGGTTCAATTCCCGTCGTCCGCACTTGCGACCTTAGGTGGGTTTGGAGGTCTGTAAACATGAGACCCACCAGCTGCCCCCATACCGGCGCGGTCCCCTACACCGTGAGCCGTAATGGACGATGCAGGTTCGAATCCTGTTGGGGGCGCAAGGACCGACAGTGTTCTGATGTGGCAGAGGATAACCACAGCGCGCGCTTAACCTCTCATAATTGCCCTATGGTGTAATTGACAGCACAGGTGGCTCTGAACCATCTAGTCGAGGTTTGAATCCTTGTGGGGCAGCGCAGAGTAGGCGTGACTGCCTACTTACCGTCTCGTCAACGGCAGGCCGGTGGGAAGCCCTGAAAAGAAATATCAGCCACACAGACTTTGATTGCGCACCTCGTGAGTCTACCTTCGGCGGAAGGCAAGTCACGGGGGAGGGCGGGTCAAAAAACCCCGCGTACACTGGGGCCGGATTGGGGTCGCGCTCATGAAAGTCCTGGCGGTTGCGGGTCAATCCCGTCATAGTGTAGTGGTTAACACGCCAGCTTGTCACGCTGGTAGCGAGGGTTCAATTCCCTCTGGCGGGGCGTCAATGGCTTTGTAGCTCAACGGTTTTAGAGCAGCTGTCTAGTAAACAGCCGACCAGGGTTCGACTCCCTGCTTAGCCTCGCAGAAGGTTCGCTACCTTCAAACGTCGAAACCAGGCGGGGATAACGACGTTAAACCAGGCCCCGCCCAATGGGGGCGTAGTATAACGGCAATTACTGTTGGCTCTTACCCTTCAGATGGGAGTTCGACTCTCCCCGCCCTCACTTCAATGCCGGTGTGACAGAACGATTTATGTGGCAGTCTGCAAAACTGACCTAAGCGGGTTTGACTCCCGCCACCGGTTCCAATTGGCCCGTAGTTCAACGGTAAGAACGGATCGCTGATAACGATCAGACAAGAGTTCAACTCTCTTCGGGCCAACGTTTAAGGTCGAAGCCGCAAAAGGCTAGTGATGCCAGGTAACTGGGTTAAGCACCGATGTGGGGTGTCCGTAACGAATCGACCTGGGGCAGTTACCCCACTTCAATGCCCGTGTAGCTCAGTGGATAGAGCCGTGGCCTACGAAGCCATGGGCCGGGGGTTCGAATCCCTCCACGGGTACGTCAGGGCCTAGTAATGGCCCTTTGGAGAGTGATGCAACAGGGTGGTTGCACTCGCCTGCTAAGCGATGTGTCTGCAAGGATCACGTTCAACTCGTGCTCTCTCCGCTGTGTCTGTAGCTCAATGGTAGAGCCTCCCGCTGTGACCGGGACGACGACGGGTCAGAACCGTCCAGACACCCCACTTGGTTTCCTTAGACGCCAGAGGAACGTAAGCAGTCACAGGGGCGAGACTGGCCATAATGGAGGGTAACGCCGGAAGGTACCGGCAGCGGTGTCGAATACCGTGTGGGTAGCCAATCCCAGGAGTTCAAGTCTTCTGCCCTTCGCGTGCGTGACCAAAAGACATGACGAAACCCGGCACCCCTCGACAATGCCGGATCTCGTTCTGTCACAGTGTTATTGAATGTAGCCTTCGTTGTAGGCGGCAAGTACCGAACGGGTGATACGAGGCAATGTTGCTCCGTAGCCCCACAATTCGGTGTCGTGGAAGTAGTGCATGGCCACTCGCTGAGCTGTTCGCTTGGTGTCGAATGGTCCCTCCACCACTTCCGCGTCCCGATGGCCATCACCGTCTTTTTCCCAGATGGTGAGTACCCATTCGGGGTATGTCGATTCTTTGCGGCGCATGGTCACAAAGATCTCTTCTTCGGTCTCCGCTTGGTAGACCCCGGTGTCAACGCGGACCCACTTGAGGTCCTGATCTGCATCTGTCATACCTGCAATGTTACTCCCAAACCTGGGAATTCCCTTGTGGAGCACTGTTGATCATCGTATTACATAAGATGCGATTCACGTTTTTGCCATTAACTAATGGTTCCGTGGTGTAACGGTTAGCACCTGGGTCTTTCAAGCCCAAGGTCAGGGTTCAACTCCCTGCGGAACTGCGCATGGCCCACTGGTGTAATGGGAACACGCCACCCCCTCAAGGTGGAGTCAGGGGTTCAATTCCCCTGTGGGCTACTCTATTCCGGTATCGTTCAAAGGCAGGACACCAAGCTGTTAACTTGGCTATGTTGGTTCGATCCCAGCTACCGGAGCAACCACCCCGTCTCCTCGTGAGGCGGGGTTTTTTTATGCCCAGGCCCCAGAAATGATGGGTGATAGGTTAGCTGCATGGCATTGAAAGACCGGCTCAAGATCATGCATGAGGAAAGAAATACGCAGGTCAGGTACCTGCGTATCACCCCTCTGCTGAGCGGCGGCTGCCGACTGGGTGTGACCGCCGAAGATCTGTACGAAGTCTTCGGGGGGTATGTGGGCAGCGGGTATGTCCTGAAGTCTGCCGACAAGGGCGATGACGGGTCGTGGGAGTTTGCTCTGGAGATGACCGACTTCACGATGAAGCCCGTTGAACCCTGATTTTGACCTGCCGTTCAAACGGTGCCTGTTTCAGGGCATGCCTGATTGGACGGTGCGGTGTCCCCCGAAGTGTTGGCTGAAGAGAGAAGCTGATGAGCAAGCATCTGACAAGTCAGACCAGGCGTCTGGCACGTAGCCTGTGGATCATCCCGTCGTTGGGCCTGGTGGCCACGGTGGTGGGTCTCGTGATCGTAGCGGTGGCGCTGTGACTCGGCAGGTGATTGCTGTATTCATGGTGATCGTGTTGGTGTTGGTTCTGGCAGGAATGGTGTGACATGAAATGTCCTAAGTGCGGCAAAGAAATTGGCTACTTCCCGGCGAAGGATGGCCGCGACAAGCCAGCAGAGCCTCCGAAATGCCCGCGCCGATAAGGAATCTCAAGCTTCGCCTGGCTGAGCGGTGGATGAAAGCTTGCCTTGCCGAGCCAATAGGGGTAAATACCACTGCCGTAAGGGTTTTCGGGCGTGACCGGAAGTACCCCGGTGTCATCTTCGATTTCAGCGCGAGGAAAGAGTGAGGGCCATCAGGTGGGAGAAGCATCTGGGCACGGAAAGCCCTTGGAAGAGGCCGCTATTCGGTTCAGGGTTAGCGTTGGCGAGTTCAGCCAAGACTACGAAGTCCCAACCCAACGACGGTTCTACTGGAGGGTGGGGTTCGTCGCAGGGTTCCTCGCGGCGCACGGCTACAGCCCCGAAGAGATCAAGGTAGAGATCCTGTGAGAGTTTTGATTTCCGGCTCCCGCAATTGGCCTTCGTTCCGCATGGTGCAGAACATTCTCAATGATGCGTACTGGCGCGCTGAAGAGGCGGGGGATCTTCCTCTCCGTGTGCGTCATGGCAATGCACCGGGGGCTGACACGTGTGCGGCTGCGTGGGTGAGGATGGCCCAGCGTGCCGACTGGGATGTGTACAACGAATCGTTTCCGGCTGAGTGGCAGCACGAGGGGTGTACTCATCCGAAGGGGGTTCGCAACGGGGACTGGTATTGCAAGGCTGCTGGTCCGTTGCGCAACCAGCGGATGCTTGACCATCCCGGCAGGATCGATGAGGCGCATTTCTTCCCCGCCGAGGATTCTCGTGGCACGTGGGATATGTGGGATCGTGCTGAGGCTGCGGGCATTCCGTGTTTCAACCATGGAGCTGAACGATGAGTCAGAGCAAGGCACCCGGCGAAACCCCAAGGCGCACACACAATCAGTGCCGGATCGTCGTGACACTTTTCGCAGAATCAGATAACCCACTGCCGTTCGGTACTGACGTGATGGACGTGGCCCGAAAGCTGATCCACGATAACATGGAGGTCAGTGAGTTGTTCAGTCTGCCAGGGATTTCCATCACCGGCACCGACATTCAGGTGAGTAAATGAGACACATCATTGTGGTTGATGTCGAGACCACGGGCTTGGGGTTGAACCCCACCATTCTTGAGGTGGCTGCCAAAGACCTGATGACAGATCGGGTGTTGTCGTTCATTCCGAACGTTCCATCGTCGTGCTGGGCTGGTCTTGATCCGCAGGCGATGGCGATCAATCGGTACTTCGAGCGTGGGTCGTGGAGGGATATGCTCACCCCGAATGAGACCCGTGATGCTTACGCGGAACTGCGGGATATGTTGGATGGCAACACCTTTGCGGGATCGAATCCATCGTTCGACTCAAAGTTGTTGGCGCGCAATGGTGCTGTGACGTGGCATCACCGGCTACTGGACCTTGCTGCCTACGCGGCTGGTGTATTGGATCTGAACCCATGGGAGCTACCGGGTCTCGATGACGTGGCGAAGGCGTTGGGTATCCCCATCCCCGAGGAACGGCACGGTGCCCTGGCAGACGTGGAGCTGACCGCTCAGTGCTTCCGCACCCTGTATAGAGAAAGAGCCTAAAAACGTGAGCACCGTATACTTCACGTCCGATATCCATATCGGTCACCTGTCCATTGCCAAGATGCGTTGTGCTGCATTCAATTCCGATCTGTATGATGCGCGCACCGAGGACAATGAGTTCGATGAGTGGGAGCAGGATGTCACCGACTGGCACGACACCTGGCTTGCTCAGATCTGGGATGAGACACTGAGTTTCGGCGATCAGCTGTGGGTGCTGGGCGACATCTCTTCTGGCACAAAGGCATCGCAAATGGGTGCGTTGGAGTGGGTGCGGGAACGTGCCGAGAACACCGGCGCTGAGCTGCATCTCATCGCGGGCAATCATGACGATGCTCATCCTATGCACCGGGATTCGTACAAGTGGCTGCCGATCTACCTGGGTGTGTTCAATACCGTACAGGCGTATGGTAGGCGTCGAATCCCTTACTACACAGGGGGACACGCTGACGCCTTCCTGTCTCACTTCCCGTACCACGGGGACCATGGCAAAGAACGCTATGTGCAGTACCGTCTTCCGGACTTGGGTCGGGACTTCGTGATCCACGGTCACACCCATTCAGCGAAGCGTTTCGTGGGTCGCCAGTTGCACGTGGGTGTTGATGCCTGGGCGGGTCAGTTGGTGCCGGTGCAGACGATCAACGATTACGTGAACGGGAAGCTGGCCAATCGACCCTCTGATCGCGTCGTAGAGGCCCCAGAAACTTCGGGGGATACGATCACACCAGAGGCCCTGACTAAAGCGGTCTACGGAAGCCTGGGACGGTAGGAATCATGGATGAGTTCGTGGCCTGGTGCCAGCTCAAGTTGTACTGCTGGTGGTACACGCTTGGTTTGACCAAGCAGCAGCGGGAAGAGAACCGGATCGCCCTGGAGAACTGGGAGCATCAGCGTAAGGACTGCTCATGACCGGGAACCCTGTCGCTATCGCGGCTGTGCTCACCGTGCTGACTGTCCTTGCGCCCGTGTGGGTTCCGATTGACCTGACTCTGAAGGCGTTGGGTCGCAGGGGATTTGCCCGCATCGAGGACGACGGTAAGGGTAGGGCCTTCGTGTTCTACTGGAGCGGACGCATCTGGGAGAAGTGGTGAAGTGCGTATGTGGGCACCGGCACGAGGAAGCGTGTGACTGTGGGTGTGTGGACTTTCTTCCGGACGATGGGGAAGCGGGGTACTCGGGGATCTGGTACCCACCCTCAGGGGGCGGAATGTGCGGCAAGCGAGACTACCCAATCGGCTTTGGCCTTAAGGGTTTACAACGAAGACCGGATGTTCAATCTCCTAGCTGAGTTCTTTACTGACCTCTTCGGGTACACGAAACGCATTGTGTCCATTGAGTTTTTGTACTTCGCCTACGATGGGTATCTGGTGTGGCGTATCGAATTCGAAGATGGCACAAGGGTTGAGGAGCTAGTGTGATCGAGGTCCCCATCAAGATCAATGCGGATACCATTGGTACCGTTGAGATTCGGCGCACTCACACCAGGGCCAACGGACTGCACTACTACGACTGGCACCTTTACGAGGGCGGCACTATTTCCGCTGAGGGTGCACTGTACCACGGCTGAGGAAATGGGAGCCTACGTCCTGGTGGCGGCTGTGATGAATCAGGTTGTGGCATGGATACTTCGATGAAACCCACTGCCCCGAAAGGGAAGTTGCCCTGTGGCCACCCTGCCTACGTGTACGACATGGAGCGTGGATGCATGGCCGTGCTGCATCTAACACCTGAAGGATATGTGTTGTGCGGCACCGACTTTGACTGTGTGATGCAGTGGGGGAGCCGGTACCCAGCTCGATACATCGTTGTCGGCGGGGATATGTAAAGTAAGTTGATCTAACTAATTTTGGACAAATAAAAAAGAGAAGCCCCAGGCCCGAAAAGCCTGGGGTCCCCCGTATCTCCTCTCAGCAGTGTCGGCGCGTAGCCTTCCCCGCGTGGTGGAAGTATCCGCACTGGCAGTGGTAGACCTGCATCGGTCGGGCCTTCCCTTTGCCACGCCGAGCGCGACGCTCCATGTCACGAATCGCTTTCTTGGCCTGAGCTTTTGTGCTGAAGGCTTCCTTGTATGGGTTCGGGCAAGTCATCAGAGATCCGCTTCCCGTGCTAGGTAGTCGATCACGGCATCGTCGTCCTTGCCCGCGATCAGCATCTCCAGCGCTGTCAGGACTGCGTCGCGCTTCAGCATTGAGCTGAACAGGTAGTAGGTAACGTTCTCTTCAAGGCCCAGCATTTTCGCTGCCAGGTCAGGCACGTAGTACAGCTTCCCGTCGTATTCGACTGTCCGCAGGAGCAGTGAGGTCACCCGTTGTGCGCGGCAGTTGGTATCGAATTCGAAGATGGTGTCCAAGTCGTGAGGCTTGGCACCGTTGAGCAGTACCGTCCACCCTGCCGAGCATGCTGCCGTGCCACAGGTGAGGGGGGCGGTGTGCATCGCCTTGCGATATTCGCCGAGGTATTCGTTGATCCTGTTTGGGTGAAGGTCCACGGAGACCCGGCCCCAGATTGTCTGATCGTGTGCGTCGGGGTGCTCCGACAGGAAGTGGTGCAACCCCATCAGCGCGAGTGTGTTCCTCATGATTTCCTTTCCGTCCCAATACTTTTGGGATCGTGGGGTGCCGGGAATCGAACCCGGTTGAACCATTCACCCCGACCTATTTAGTTGTCGATTTCGTTGTGTACCAACGTCTTTCCGTCCTCACTCACGTGGGGGCGGCAGGGGCACGCGGCGCTCAGCTTGTGCTTGCCGAATTTGTGCCCCGACCAGGCAAGCTGGTCCTGGTAGTTCAGGACGATGCTCCCGTGTGGGAAGTGGTGGTCACTCATCGCAGGTCTCCAATCTTGCCGGTGTCCAGCATCCGGACACGCTTTCCCTTGTGGGTCAGGATGGTTCCCGCATCATCAGCGGATGTGTATCCGTCCAACTCAGCCTGGCGTGTGGTCACGTACCACACCTCCAGTTCGGGATGCTTCGAGTTGACCTCTCGCGCAAGGTCTGTCGCGCCCTCCCAGTCTGTGGCCACGTCAGTGACCCGCTTGAAGTGATTCGCGCGCGGCTTGCGATACGCGATGGTCCAGTAGTTCTTACCCATGATTCACACCACCTTGATTTGTTCGGGTCGGAAGAAGCGGTCCAGCTTCCTCCCCTTGCGTCCACCTACGAAAGCCAGCGTCACCGCGCCGGTCTCCGTGTTCACCTCCGCGTACTGGAAGGTGAAGAGTTCCGCGTGCTTGCCCTTGGCCGTGCGTACACGTACCTCAGTGCCACGCTCCAGCACTTTCTTGCCCAGTCGGTAGGAATCGTGCCGCTCCCACCCTGGGCGCTCCACGAGGGGCTTGTAGCGCTTGGGTCCGATGGTTGACTTGACGTTCATGTCAGTTCCCCTTCTCTGCCTGATTGATGATGCTGATGTAGTAGTTGATCTTCGCTTGCACGTCGGACTCTCCGACTGCCTTGATCGCGGCCACGTCGTCCTCGTCCCAGTACTCACCCGGTTCGGGGTAGAACACGTGCGACTGCGGTTCGTGCTCGAAGACTTCGGGGTCGATCTTCCCCTGGTCCACTTTCTCGTGAACCGCATCCATCAGTGCGTTCAGGATGATGTCTTGTGCTGCGCTCATTTCTCCATTCCTTTCTAACCTGTTGCCTCTCAACAGATTTGGAAGTACCCCACCTGAAATAGCATGGGGTACAACCAGACTCATTGAGTCAGCGGGTACGCATCCGACCGTTGGTCTTGGTCAGTCGTACCTTCTCGGCTTCCCTCTTCGTGCGACGGAAGCCCACCCACACACGACGTGTGGAGTTGACGTGGTACACGTGGTAACCCTGGCCACGCCCGCCCTTGATCTCGTAGTTTCCGTTCATCCGATCTTTCCTCCCATCCATGCCCTGAGGGGGAACCACAGGGACACCATCACCATGACCACGTAGCCCGTAGTCACTGCTCTTCCTTCCATGCGTCGATGCCCTCAACCTTGAGGTTGTTCACGATGGCATCGGCTTGCGTGCGACTCAGCCCAGTTGAAATGAACGCGGGCCTACCGTCTTGGCCAGTGATCCATACTTCGTACATCGTTGTCTCCCTTCAGAAGTGGGGATGCTCAGTGATGAACTCCGCCACCATCTTTCGTTTCTTCCATGTCCTCCGGATGATCGTGATGCCGAAGGTGGTGCCAAATGAGTTGATGGACACCGGGATTGAATCTGTCTCCACGAATGTCCATCCACGCTTCACGAACCAGTGCGTCGGGTCGTTGAGCTTGCGCCACATCATGCGCTTCTCACCCTTGAACAGGACTTCAGACATTAGCTGCAATCCCATTCCGGGTGACCCGTGTATCGGATCTCCACGGCACCGGCACCGGGCATGCCGTAGTCACCGAGTGGTGCGTAGGCGTATTCCTCGTCCATATCCCCATTCCAGTACAGGGTCCCTGTGTAGTAGAGGATCTTGTCGTCGTCGTACATCCGGAACTGTGCATGGTGTTCGTAGTTGTGCGCCAACTCTTTTCGTGTGTCGTCGTAGTTGTCTGCTGCTGTGGTGTTCGCATCACGCGGTCCCACAACACCTTTGGCATCAGACAGGAAGTCATATGCCGGGTCGTACAGGTGATCCTTGTCGATGATCCATGCATAGTCAGACATGAAGTGCTCCCTTCACCAGTTCCCGTGCTGACCGGTCGAGCTTGAGGTACGGCTCGAACTGTTCGGGCAGGTATTCGCGGCGGTCGAAATCGGTTATGCCATCGTCCACAACGTAAGCCCATTGCTGGCTGTAGTTCAGCCAAACCCACAGTGTGCCTTGAGCATCCACCACAACCTCGTCGTCTATGGACACATCGATTGCCTTCATCAGTACCCCTTTCTGAGTACGTCCATGTGCATTGCTGTTGCTGTCTTCAATGCACGCTTGATCCCATCTCTCTTGTGCACCAACCGAATTGGTACCTCTGCACCTGCACCATGCAGGTACCACCAACCATCATCACAGGTGACCCAGTGCCCTTCGCATCTCCATTCATTGATGGAATGCCGAAACCATTGCCACCCACCGATATACAGCGAGTGGTTCAGGTAGTCGGGCTTGGGGTACGGCTTGGCCCACATCAGCTGTAGTGCCGATCACCTTGGTAGACATGGGAACCCGCGATGGTTTCCACTGTCACCCAATACGTTTCTTCACCGTCCACCTCCCGCAAAAAATCCTCCGGCAGGTTGCGTGACTCCAGCCACTCCAGTTCCGCCGCGCACTGACGGTTGAACTGATCCTTGGCTTCCGCTGTCAGGACTTCTGCGAGTTGACGCACGTCGTCCTCTAGGGCACGCGCCTCTTCCTCCGTGTTGACCTTGTGGTAGGCCACCAGTTCGGTGTCGCGCCCCCACCACCCACCTTCCTCCGGACCTCCATAGAACGGAACGTCACGGTAAAGGCTTACGAAGTAAGCACTTTCGGCAGGCTTGGCATCCTTGATGATGGAGAAGAACGCATCCTTGATGGTCTTGTCACTCATTGTTCTCTCTCTTCCTGTTGTGGCGCAGTGCTTTTCACTGCACCTCGTGCGCTGCCTGGGAGTCGAACCCAGGTACACCATTCAGCGCTCCCTCTATTCAGTTATCCAGCGTCGATATATCCCATTGGCCCATCGAAGTACCCATCATGGTTGTGCGGAATCAGAGGGTGTACCTCGTCTCTGTGGAATGCTGCCCGCTCGCCCTCATCGAATACCACGACGACGTTGGCCCACGTGGAATTGCCCAGGATGTTGCTGACGGTTCCAACCCCGCGACCGTGGACGACGACACGCTGGCCACGGTAATGCGTTGCGACTGGGTACATTTCAGAACTCCGCTTTCTCGATGGTCTTGTCTTCAACACGAATGATCTTGCCTCCCACGTTGATTCGCATTGCGTAGTCCGGTAGCACCTGGACCACGCGTCCGAATCGCGTTCGACCCGTGCGCTCATCCTTGAATGACACGAAGTCACCCGTGATGATGGACGCTGTGTTGTTGGACATGCTCACTCCCTGTTTGTTGTTGCGGCCCAAGACTTTTGAGCTCGCGATAATTTTGCAGAACTCTTTATAACCACTGCCGTGGCCATTTTCGGCCTATTTCTAGGCCGCCCAGACTCGCCCCCGGTTATCCAGTTTGGCGTACTGCGAGTACCTGACCGGAAAAGGACTGTCCGGTAGTTTGACAGTCTTACCATCGAAAGTCAGACTCTCCCAATCGATTTCGGGAGCTGATTCAGCTTCGAGTCCGGCGATGATCATGTGACCCTTGTGATGGACACGGAACTCTGGTGCGTGCAGCACCAATTCGCGGACAAACCTGGGTTGCTTTCCACGTTGGATTACCACCCAGGTATTGCCACGCGTATTCCGTTCCACAACGACTACGGGCACACGTGTCCCGTTGTTGCCTGACAACAATTCTCTCCCTTCCATTGCTGGCCAACACGTTTGGTTGACCTAGTGGACTGTGGCACGTTTGAAGTGCCTTACCACCCAGGATTTGGGTACAGTCCTCCCCTGGCTCACATCAGGGATTCAATGGCCCATGGATCGGACCAATTGATGTGCTGAACCTCAGCGTCATATGAACCCGCAACGGACGCAACGTGATACGCATTGCCATTGATCAGAACCGTTGTGGTGTACCGATATTCGCGCGGCAACCATTCCGTACGGACGATGGCATATCCGTGACGTGTGAGGACACGTTCACGATGAATCAGCCTGACCGGAGACACACTGATCCCGTGGTAGGGAAGTGAGTCCAGAGTAGGCAGACTGATGGCGCTGGCTGAATTCTGCATTTCGATTCTCTCCTTATTCCATTGCAGGACAACCAATCTGATGTCCCAGCGCTATGCGAGTTTGGCCTAGTTCCCTCGCATAGCCTTGTGCCTCAAGCGATTTGAGACTCGCCTAACACCTTGCATCCGTAGCACAATGACCCGTCCCCCGTGAGGAACAGTTCACCCATGGCGTACTCATGTGCGCAGTGATCACACAACAACGTGTCACCTTCCCTCAGCACATCACTCTCACTGATGGTTTCTGATGGCTCAACGTTGATCTGAGGGACGAACCTGGGCACCACGGTGCGACGCCGACCCCAGGCACTACGCGTATGTCTGCGGCGGGCACGGAAGGTCAGCATGATCGTTTCGTTCACTTCCACACCTCCACAGCGTGGCGCATTGCGCGCGTACCAACTTCGATCATCGTCCGTTTGGCATGCTCATCGTCCCCAGGTGAGTAGTACTCACCATGGGCAACGTTCACGCGTCCCACGGCAGGGTCGGAGCTGGCCATGGTCACCACGTACCGATATCGGTTGGTGTGGTACCCGTGTCCCATGCTCCATGCGCGGGAGACGATCAGACGGAACTTACCGTCAGTCTTCACGTACGTATCGTCTGTTTCCGCAACATGTTTCGACATTTCTCTCTCCATTCTCATTGTTGGCCAACGTGTTTCATTGGCCTAGCTCCCTAGTGGTTTGACCTAGTTCCCCACTAGGGATATCGGACTACTCCGACATGATGCGTAGCGCTGCGAGCATGCCATCTACGAAGGTGGCCGCTTCCCGCAACGTGTCCGTGTAGAGCAACACGGTAATTCCCCCGTGTTCACTCACCACGCGTTGAATCTGCACGGTGCCCATGGCGCGGTACAGCCGGATTGACCCAACAGTGTTGTATTCAACGTGGGAGAATCCCAATTTCCCGTTGAGTACAGCCAACTTGGCATCCACAATTCGCCCAGTGATTCGATGCGCCATTGTTCTCTCCATTCTCATTGTGAGGCAACGGGATTGCTGCCTAGTGCCCATGGGTACGTTTGAAGTACCTAACCGGACACGTTGTGTCCCATGGGCTTTCACGTTCTACTTGTGATAGAACGCGTAGTCGGAATTCAGCCAGGGAAGCGTGCGACCGTCACGGTACCGGAATTCCATGCTCCCATTCTTGATACCGACATGAATGCCAGTGTTAGCGAACAGAATTCGATCCAAACGGTTCGCTGTGGTACGTGTGACGTACCCACCATTGCTGACCCAGGTTTGCCGCGAGGACACGATGGCAATCACTGTGTTGTGATGCCTGACTTCAATTGCTGGCACGGGCACTGCATGTCCCTCTGTCGTCTCTCGCACCCAGGTTGCATAGGCAATTTTCACCCAGGTACGGGAACCGTTGGCCAGCGCGTGAAGGTTGGCATATGTCATCGCGGGAAGCTGAAGGTTCGTCATTTTTCTCTCCTATTCCATTGGGGCTCAACGGATTTGAGCCTCGTACCCATGGGCACGTTTGAAGTGCCTTACCGGACGCATTGCGTCCCATGGGTTTTCGGTTGACCTAGCGGTTCAACCATTCTTCGTACTGCGCTTCAAGCTCTTCAAACCTCAGCCGCGCGGCGAAGTTGCTTCCGTACGTTTCGATGAACACCAGACCATCAGTGTTCTCACGCACCACGAAGGACCCTGTGAGTTCATCGTCCGAAACGTCACCATAGGTTTCGATCTCTTCCTCGAAAGCATCACGGATACTGGCCAACTCAGTCGGAAGGTTGGTGACATATGCGAAGTGTCCCGTGGGGGACTCAACGTCACCGGAGCTTGCAGTGAACCAGCCGCCGGAAACCATTGCGACGAAAAGGTTCTCGATTGCAGTCTTCATTGTTCTCTCCTATCCCATTGCGAGACAACCGATTTGGTGTCTCAGTACCCATGGCTACGTTCGAAGTAGCTGACCGGACGCTAAGCGTCCCATGGGTTTTCGTTATTTACTTGTGAGTGACCCCGACACTGACGAACACGCTCCGGTAAACGTCACCGTACTGATCAGCGCGTCCGGACTTCACAATGTGAAGGCTGAACTGTTGTCCCCCAACGTATTTGCGCGCTTTGGGGTACATTTCCGCGAGCCGTTCCGTTTCCTCGTCAGACCGCTTCAGCGCTGCGGGCAACGTGTCGAAGGTACCCAACACGTAGCTTCGCTGAACCTCAGCGTCCGGATGGCCCACGGTCTGGTCAATCTCCCACAGTGTCACTTTGAACATTTCAGTAGTCCTCCCCTGCGAAGTGAACAGTGATGTACGCGTGAATGGTTTCCTGCCCGATGGTCGAACCTTCCTGTGTCGGTTGACCATTCACGTACAACGTTGCGTTTTTCAGTCCGAACATTTCGATGACCGTACTCACCACTTGAGTAGGTGACATCATTTGACCACCGATACCGCCCAACATGAATGTTGGTGTCTCCAGTACCTTTGATGTGGTGCGTGCATTCTTCGTCTGAATCGTCTTGTAAACACGGACATCCACGTAGTGATTACCGAAATTCATTGTTTTCTCTCCTATCCTTTGTGCGGCAACGTGTTTCGTTACCCAGTGTCCCGTGTTGCTTCGATGGCCTACCACCCACACATACGAAATGTGTTGTGGCACGGGACCGTTGCTTGTTGTTACCAGTGAACGAAGATTGGTTCCAGCACGAAATTTCCACGATGGTCACGTTCGGGAAGCTCTCGCACCCAACCAAGGTATGCGTCAAAGAACACGGTAGGCCATGGGACCTCGTGCCCATTGTCATCATGCAGTTGGTGCTTCCCCGTGAAATTGGGAGGCACTTCGTTCGTGATGTCATACGCCTCGTCCCCATATCCCAGGTCGGACGGTTCTACCTCGTCCCAGGCGGGGGATACGCGCTTCACAGCAAGCTTGATCATTTGTTCTCTCCTATCCTTGTGTGTGGCAATCCATTTCGGATTACCTAGCGCACTGTGTTGCTTCGATTGCCTACCACCTACACATGAAATGTGTTGTGGCACAGTGCTTGATGCTCTACTTTGCGTAGAGTTCTTTGACCGCCAATTGCATGTCATCCAACTTTTGTCTCGTCTCCCATACTTCGCCTTCGAAGGTGGGCATGAAGACTAGATACAGTGCCCGCCATGCACCTTCGATCTCGGTGGCACGCGTTTTGATCGCCGCACGTGAATCGTAGGAAGGGTGATCTTTGAAAGCTCGCACACGGTCTACCAGGAAGCGCGCTTCCGTGTGGATGTGGGAAAGCATGGCGTGCAGTGCTTTGGCATCTTCGTGCTGGTCCAACTTGGCATCACTTGACTTCAGCATTTGTTCTCTCCATTCTCATTGTGAGGCAATGCGTTTCATTGCCTAGTACCCATGGTCACGTTCGAAGTGACTGACCGGACACGTTGTGTCCCATGGGCTTTCGGACTAGCTGAAGCTATGTCCATACTCTTGATCGCTTGCGTAGTCTGTCCATCCTGCGATGAACGCGTTGACCTGGGTTGAACCGTGACGTTCTTCGAACCTCGTCTCAGCCGCACCCAGGTCATAGGTGGTTGTACGTTTGGACGCGTCCCAACCTTTGCGGTAGGCCTGACTTGCGTTGATCATTTCTCTTGTCTCCCTTGTGTGTTGGGTAAATCAGTGAGTGTAAAAATCCGAAATGTCTTGAAGCGCATCACGTTTGGTGTAAACGGGATCGAATTGCAGCTGACCTTCCATATCAGTGATGTACCAAAGCCATTCACTCCCCCAGTCGGCGGGGGATTGCTTGTGCTCGATACGGAAGTAGTGCGAAGGTGTGGTCACGTCGTATAGGCCAGCGCGAACACGCTTCACGATCATATTCTTCATTTCGTCCTCCCTTGTGGCGCAACGTGTTTCGTTGCTTCGTGCCCGTGAGTGTTCCGATGATGACTCTTACGATTCAAGATGAATCACGGGCAAACACAATGGATTTGGAAAGAGAGAAGGCTGACACCAGAACCGAACCCGACTGTCTCACAAGCCAATTGGATTTTCACAGTGTTACAACGATTCGAACGGACCATCTGTGTTCACGGTGTCTGGTAGATCGCCTCAAGTGAGGTGAGAGCTGAACCGCTGGTGTAGGACCACGTCACCAGGAAAGACCTGGGATAGGTGACCATCACAGCGCATGTGCCAATTGCTGCCGGTAGGTGTGCCAGCTATTTAGTTCTCATGCCTTCCGCGCGCTCTCATTGCGCTTCCCGTGCCCGAAGGTTTCGGTTCTGCGGTACTCCGGTACGAATGACCCGTGTCAGGTAGTCACCCGCTGAGCTGTACCCTCACGCTTTCGCGTCAGGCCTCGGCTCTGCCGGTAGGTCACCCCCCCGCGCGGGGCGAAGGTGGTGGTTAGCGGTTCCCAGGGCATGCGGTCCCGCTCACAACCACCATCATTCCCCAGGTGGTCAAGTGCTGCCCTGGTCACCAGGGAGAACGTCACCAGGGCGGCACACCTGGGTGTGCAGTGACCCCAGAGGGCACATCCCGACCAGGGCACTTCCACGGAGAGTGACGAACGGACTTACCCATGTGCGATTGCTACCAGGAAGGTTGTCAGTCTGTTAGATCTTGATTCAGGGGCCATTCTGTACATTTGCCCAGGTCAGCCCAGGTATGGGTGCTTGCTGTTGTTAGCACTGTGTTAGCGCTCGATACATAGCCTGACCAGGCTTTATAACAGTCTGGTAACGATACTTGCTACCACCTGACATAATGTAATCGAAAAGCTTTCGGTAAGCATGTACTTAGACAGTCTTCCTAGATTCATGTTCTAATGTCAGGACAAAGGTTTGTCAGGACAAAGGTCGGATTTTGGCCTGGCCCAGGTACGTACCCAAAACATCGAAATGATTGCGTCCCAACGTGTTTCGGAAATGCCTTGTGGCACAACGGGAAATACCTTGTTCAGTCCTGACGGTGTTCACCTGGGATGAACCGCACGGGACACTGAACACGTCCTGGGCACACCTACACATGGGCACGGACACCAATTCCCCAAACACGTTGCCACACCGTCTGATTGAGCCCGGGAATGGCCAAACCTGTTGCGTCCCATAGTCGGTACCCATGGCGCTATGGCATGCCCTGTAGACACACCTGGGGGTCATATGGACTGTATGACTGATGGTCTAACCATTGTCTGGTGAATGGATTAACCATCACACAATCACACCATCGAATTGCCCAATGGTCTAACCATCAAATCTTGAAATGGTATGACCTCAGACCGTAGGACCGTATGGCCAGAATTCACCCCTGGGCTGAATGGCATTGGGGGACATAGGGAATGGTGCTTGTATGGCTCTCAGAATGGCCAAATGTGTTGTGGCGCAACGGTGCCCAGAGGTTTGGCCGCAAAAGGAGAAAAAGGACCTTTGAACCACAATTCAACCCTTCTGCAATACAGCCGTATAGGCCTACAGGGAATGGACGCTATACGCATATACAGCACTAGCCCCATATGGCGCTCACCTACACCCAGGGAATGGCATGCGCACCCAATAGTGAATGGGCTCACAATGGCGTGATTCGCTCTCACACAATGGCCAGACTGGTAAATGGGAATGGCTCACAGGGTTGATAAAGGTGCGCTCAACTCTATCAAGATCAGTTGTTTAGCCTGTCAAAAGGAAATCTGAGTTATCTGTAACCGCATCAAGATCAGTATGTGTTACCGGCCTGCCAGTTAAGGTCAGACCAATGCCCTGACCAGGCACTATGCAAGTGTGAATATGGGTCATCCTGGGGAAATGCACCAAACATGCAGGTCAGAGGCTTAGTTAGCACATCAAACACAGGTTGTGAACATGCAGGTCAAGACGACTTACAGATGCAGATGAATGGTGGCAACAATGGCCAATTCCAAGTTTGCCCAGAAGCATTCAAGCCAGCAAACAACGCACTCTGACCAGGCAATATGCCGAGGATGTGAGGTGCCAGCAACGTGCATCCGTTTGCCAGGGGGGGTACCCCGAGCTGCGAAATGGCCGGACA